TTTAGCATCTTTTCCTACTGCGGCAATAGTTGCTTGTGTAACCTTACGCATAAATGCATCTGTATTTTCACCCTGTGCTTGATAGAATGATTGATTAACTACAACTGTAGATCCGCTTGAAGGTGCTGTTGATGATCCTAATTGTTTTGCTCCAGATGGAACATTATAGCTTGGGCTGGCATATGGAATATCAGATAAATTAGGAATAACCATATTACCAAAGACTAGCTCTGGGCCTCTATCTCCTACAATTGTAGGGATTTTAGGATCAAGTCCTTTCATTCCATATCCCGCTTTTTTAATTTTAAGAGGGACATTTCCGTTTTTATCAATACCACCGTCTAGTATGTAATCTTTTCCATTAATTCTGACCGACTGGCCTTTAAAAATATTTTCTTTTGAAAATCCTTGATTAACCAAATCTGCAGCAGAAACTGTATAAGACTTGCTATCATAAGGATTAAATCCATCAGAAAAAATATTTCCAACTACGCCTGCAACATTAGTTGTTGTTTTAATTTTAATATTTAAATCTTTATTTCCGCCAATTCCATCTTTAAGGCTCTTGCCTCCAACTACTATATCATTAGCTGTGATGTTTCCTCCACCAGTACTAATTCCTTTTACGGCTAAATCTGAAGCGGATGCTGCTGGTGAGGTAGCCCCAACCCATCCATTTTTTCCTGGGTAGCCAGCAGAAGCGGTCGGTAGTTTACCTCCCGCTGCCGTTGTTGGCGCAACTAATCCTTCTGATAAATATTTTCCAACGTTGGTTTGATCAAACTGTTCTTTAGTTCCATTTGGGTGCTCATCTAACCATTTTGCAAGATTAAGACCATATGCAGTTTGTGTATTATTTAAATTATCAATAGTTCCTGTAAGTGTTAATATTTGTTTGTCTAGTGCAGCTATGTTTTCCCCAGCAATTGATGCTGCTGTAGCAAGCTTATCATTAGCATCATTAATTTTTTTAATTTCTGCAAGTGGTCCCGCATTTGCTTTTTCTGCTGCTGCTTGAATTGCTCTTGTTTGCCCAGTCGTCTGCATGCTTTGAACAGCAGATTGATATCTTAATCTTGCTTGGGCAGCCTGTTGAGTATTTCCTGTAGACTCTGCAAATTGAACTTCTAGTTTTGCAGATTCCATTTCACGATTAAGATCGGCATCTTCTTTTGCTGCATTTAAAGCTTTTATTCTAGAGTCTGCTAATTTATTAGTTGCATCTATTTGGTCTTGCAATTCCTTAAGTCTCGCTTTAGAGTCACCCGCAGCTTTAGCACTTTGTCCAGCGGCAGCTTTTGCTGCAGCTGCTCGTTGTTTTTGTAAAGAAGTTAATTTGCTATATTCATCTGCTAGCAATCCAGGGTTGTCCTTTGTACCCTTATTGGCTGCAATAACTTGTTGGCTTATTGCATTATTTAAATTATAAAGTGCTGCTGTTTGATCTGCAGTTAATTTAGAAAGATCTCCTGCAAGTCCTGCCGCCTGCAATCTAAGCTTTTGCCAAACACTTACAACAGTATCTGATGTGCTAGCCAACTCTTTAATAGCTGGATTTGCTTTTGCCATTTCATTAATTGTTTGTTTTGTAATAGTAGTTTGTCCATACTGACTTTTCTTTAGCAAATCCATCATTCTTAATTCCGCGTTATATTGACTTATTTTTTCAGTGTGACCTGATTTATCTTTTCTTGCCGCTTCTTCGCTCTTAGAAATAATTTCAGAAATACCAGCATCAATTGCTGTTAATGAAGTATTTAAAGCAGCCGCCTGTGCTTTTGCTTCACCTAATCTCGCTGCTGAATTATATCCTTTAAGAGATCCAACTGCGGCACCTTGAGCGTCTTGAATTGCTGAAAAATCTTTATTCCCTACGGTTGAAGATGCGGCCATTCCAGATTTTTGAGATAAAGCAAACATTGCATAAATTTTCTTAGTTGCTTCATCAGCTGACATTCCTGCTGCAATAAGTTGTTCTTTAAGTTGTACAGCAACATCGCCTAACTTTGCATTTTTTGTAGAGTTAATTAATTTTATTTGATCTTCATATGCGCCTTTAACTTCACCCTTAAGCTTTTGATATTCAGTAATAGTCATTTTAATTGGTATGCCAGCTGAGGTCATACTTTGATATGCAAGCTTATTAGCCTCCATTAAATCTTTTGATTTTTGAATGCTATCTTTAATTTTTTGATTATAGTCCGTATATTTTAATCCAGCTTTAGCAGCGGCATCGGCTGTAAGGCCGTAGCTTAAAGCATTTAATTTTAATTGTTCTTGATGTTTTTTCCATTGATTAATTCCAACAACTGTAGCTGCTGTTACTGCTGCAATTGCAATTCCAATTGGATTAAACGCCATGGGTAGTCTTGCAAGAATTGGTCCCATTCTTGTTAAAACTCCAGAGAATCTTCCTCCTGCTGATCCAAGTGAATTTAATTTAGATGCAAGTTTTTCTGCTGGGCCAAATGATTTTGTAAGATGCTCCATTGAAAAGTTTTTTGAAAACATTCCATTTTCCATACGTGGTCCTTCTAATGGCATCTTTGGTTGGCGCATACCCATTCCGCCCGTCATAGAGCCTTGACCCAACATTGATCCAAGGAACATTCCTATGGTTCCTCCGCCTGGAATTCCACTCATTTGTCCTAATGTTTGTCCTGCCACTGAACCTAAACCGCTTAAAGCTAGTCCTTTAATAACTCCGCCTATACCGTATCTAGGAATCATTCCACCATTTGCATAGCCTGGAACCATTCCTCCCTTGTTCATTCCAAACATTTGTTTTCTTACTTTAATTGTTGAAGGGGTCCATTTACTTGAATTCCAATTTGCAAACTGAGTTCTTAATATTTCTCTATCAATTTTGCTTAGGCTTTTACCACCAGACGACAGAACATCTCCTGCTGCTGATTTTAATAGAGTATCTACAATATGAGGCTCTAATGCATTTTTTAAACTTCCCTGTGCATCTTTTACATATCCATATGGTCTTTCTTTTTCAAGATTTTCTATAAGCTTTCCATACATTAAGTTTTGTGCTTTAGGAGTTAATCCAGAACTACCAAAAAGCTTTCTGCCCATTCCAATTGTCATTGATTGGGTTCCCCATGATTCACCTATTTTGCCAAATTTTGCACCAAGGTTTCTAAAAGCTGTACTCTTTAATACATTTCCAACAACTCCGCCTGCAGCAAATCTACGTTTCTTATAAGTATTCATATCAGATGGAACATAGTCTGATGGGAATCCGTATTTTGAAATAAGACTTAATTCTTGTCTTGTAGCATTTGTAACAATGCCTCCAAATTGACGATCATTAATTGTTCCTGATATTCTTGACATTTTTGAATTAATGTTAGCCATTACTCTTGATCTTATTGCTGTTATATTGCTTGCAGGTATTCCCTTAGATAATAAAAAGTCTGTAAGACCTACTAAATGTTCCGCTTTGGGTTCGCTATCAAACCAATTTTGTGAAGTTGCTGTTCCTGCAGTTAATTTGGTATTAAATGATTTTCCAAATGTCATTACGTTGTTAGGTAGGGCATCAAATAATGCGCCAGATGAGTTGACAGAAAGTCCATGCTGAGCAAGTTGTTCTTGATTTAATCTTGGTGATGAGCCAGATGAACCTGCTCCGACTCTTCGTGTAAACATTGGACTATATATATGACCTACAACTTGATTTTCTCCTGGAGCACCTTGAGCAAGCAATGGGTTTCTATTCCAGAATGAACCTCTTCCAGATGCAATAGATCTCATATATTCATAAGGCATTCTATCTGAAGAGCCACCTATTAGATTTCTAACAGATCTAGATCCTGCTTTTCTTACTCCGCCAATTAATGCTGATCTTTCTAAAAATGATAATGCTAATCCCCCAAGAGCCATTCCTTCTCCAGAAGCTTGGCCTCCGTCATTTATTGCATACAGTAAAGGAAGATTTGCTTCAGTAGCTTTTTTATTTACAACAAATTCTCCTGGCGTAAGCATTGCTGGAACTGTATCTGTATTGCCAGTTCCTGGAACAATATTACCTGCATTTAATCTTTTTGGAATAGTAGTTTCTGTGCTGTATGGCGCACCAAATGTTTTAACACCTAGTCCTTGTGCAATTTGATTTAAAAGATTTCTTGTTCTTCCTGGACGTGCTAATTCTTTCATATTAGATTTTCCAGCATTATTTACTACTGGTTGATTTAGTAATGGTACAGAAGTTAAATTAATACTTCTTCCTTGTTGACCAGCAATGTCTACTGCTGCTCCTGCAAGCATTCCTTCTACTTGAGTATTTAATGCAATAATCTTTGCTCTTGCTTGATCTACTGTTAATTTACCCGCTTGTAGTTCTGTAACAATTACTGCTGATTCTTTTGCAGCATTTGCCACAAGGTTTGTCATTGTTGGCAATAAAGCTTGATATGATGCTGATAGTTCGCTTGTAATTAATCCCGTTCTTGCTACTTCTTGTTTTAATATTTTAATTTCTGCATCTGATTGCATAGCAAGTGCGCCTGTCATTGCATGCCATTTAGCTGCTTCTTCTGCAACAATACCAGTTGAAGCTCCGCCAATTGATGTAAGACCTTGAATTTTTGGAAGATCTCCCGACATATACATCTGAGGATTGTTTCCAATCTTCTGATTAACTTTCGGTGCTCCTGGAACAACTCCAAAAATAGTTTGTGCTGACTTTTGATCAGTTGTCATTCCTGCTACAGGATTCATATGTGACATTGATCTTGTATCCTGTGGACTTAATAATGGATGATTTGGATTAACTTGTCTTCCGCCTGGAACAACCATAGTTCCAGCCATCGTTGAAAATGCTGGTGCTACAGATATTTGTCCAGCTGTGGCCTTTTGTTGAAGAATAGTAAACTCTGCAATTAATCCTTCAATTGCTGTTTTTAATACTGTTGCTGCTTTTGCATCACTATAAAATGTAGATTCAATTAAACCACCTGCTTTATTTGCAGCAAGTATTTCTGGAGTAAGCATTTTCCAGCCTTCTCCACCTCTAAATAATGATCTAAAGTGTGAGGCTCCCTTAATAATATATCCAAAGAAGTTTGCAAGTACACCAGTTAACATAATTAATGGGCCAATTACTGCAGTCAATCCTGTTGCAAGTGTTAAAATAGTTTTAACTGGTGCAGGCAATTTATTTACAAATTTTAAAACGCCATCTGTTAAATTAATAAAGAATGTTTGAACCTTTAAAAATTCTTCTCCCATGCCTGCTAAATCTGCTTTAAGTCCTTCTAAAGCTCTTCTATATTTACCAGATGCTGACTCTGTTACCATTCCTAATTCTCGACTTGCCACTGAAGCTAAATCTTGTGAGCTTGCTTTCATCAAATCCATAACTTGAAGAGTTTGACTTCCTTGTCTACCTAAATTTGCAAACAAAGCATTCATACGAGCAAATTGAAATTTACCAAATAATTGTTCAATAGCTTGTTGTTTCTTTAATGGGTCTAGGGTATCTAGTGCTGATTGTAATTCTAATATTGTTCCTGTAAGATTTCCTGCATTTTTTGTTACTATTCCGCCTAAGTCAATTCCCATCCCATTAAACATTTCTTTAGCAACTTTAGTTGGATTAATTAATGAAGCAAGAGCAGACTTAAGAGCATTTGCTCCTTCTGCAGCATTGATTCCACCTTCTTTCATTGCTGTAAGATAAAGTGCTAAATCTTTTACACTTCCGCCCATTCCTTGAATAACTGGGCCAGCTTTTGGAATTGCTTCAATCAAATCTGCAAGGCTTGTTGATGTTTGGTTTTCAACTGAGTTAAGAAAATTAATAGATTCAGAAAGTTGATCTGTATTTTGTTTAAATGTATTTTGAATTGCCAGGGTGGCCTTCATAGCATCTTGTCTATCTACTTCACCAAGTACTGCAAGTCTGCTTGTTTCTTTAACTGAAGCAAGTAGGTCATTGCCCTGCTTGCCTGTTGCTGCAATATCTGCAGCAAGAGTAATTGTATCTTTAAAAGATACTCCATAGGCTTTTGAAATTTCTTTTGCTGTTGTAGAAACTTCATTTCTAATCTTTGCAAGGTCTGTAGCAGAAGTTGCTGCAACTCCACCATATACCTTTGTAAGTCTTACAAGTTCTGCATCTGCTTCTCTAAAAGATTTTGCTGCTGCTGCTCCAAATGCCGCCAAAGGAACAGTCAAACCTACAGTTAACTGACGACCAGCCCACTGTGTATTTTTACCCCAGTTAATAAGTTGTACTCCACCGTCTTGAATAACCTTATTCATGATTTGAAGTTCTTGTCTTGCTAATGCAGTTCTATTCTTTACTGCATCAAGACCTTGTGGAATATGAACGCTATATTGCATTAACCCCTGGGCATTTTTGCCTAGTGGTTGTACAATTGCATTTTGTAGTGCTACCTGCTGCTTAGCAAGCTCTCTAATTAATCCGCCCTGAGTTTTTGTGTGCTGTTGGAATGTCTGAAAATAATTCTTTAATTTAAGTTGGCCAGAGTCAAGATTTTTTCCAAACTTTTCAACATCTGATGTTAATGTTACAAAGTGTGTTGCAAACTGTCCAGTTCTTCTTAAGTTTTCACCAAATGATCTGTTCATGACAGCAACTTGATTTGCAAGTTTTGTGTCAGAAGCAATTATTTGTGCTTGTAATTTAGATAATGATGCTGTAACCTTATTGACATCTGCAATAAGACCTGAGAAGTCGGCATTAGCTACTATATTAGTTACTATGTTCTCATCAGCCATTTATCAGTATTTACTCCTTAACATATCCTAGTCCTGCTCCAATTCCAAATCCAGATTCTGCTGCAAGTTCTCCTTGTAGTGAAACTACATCGTCTCCACTTGCTTGTATTCCCAGAGCCCTTCTTCGAACATCTTCAAAGGTAGAACTGTTTTCTTTTTCTTCATCATTCTCTAAATTAATACCTTTAAGACTTGCGGTAAACTTTCTGTTTTCCGTTTCTTTTTTAGATATTGCTTTTAAAGTTTGAATAAGTTCTGGCATTGAAAGATTTGACTCTAGTTCATCATAACTCCGCCAATGTCCTAAAAGAAAAACCTCTCCTTCTAAGGCAGCTAGATCTAGTTCATCCCAGCTAGAACCGCCGCCTGAGTTAAATTTGATGACTCTTCGTCCATCTTGATTCCACCACAGATTTCAAGAATTCGATTAATTGTTGGAATATCCAACGCATCTTCAAAAGCATCTCTATCTTTAACAAGATCTGGAACTTGCTTTTCTAGAGCAACTCCGCATGCCTCAATAAGTACATCTAGTGATTCTGTCTGATCTTCAGCCGTTGCAGTTTTTTGAATAACTGCCATAAATTTTCTTAGTTCTTTAATTGATAATGGTTTTAATATAACGGTTGTTCCGTTTTGTAACTTCACTTCTTCTGTGCTATATATTGTAGTAGCCAATTTAATCCTCCTAGGATCTAGTCTTATTTATTATAACATATAGATATTATCTATACAAATAGAAAACCCCCCATTTCTGGGGGGTATTCCATAATTAAATTTATTTAATTATACTGTTAGTACACGGTCAATAATCTTACCGTATTCTGATCCAGAGTAGTTAGCATCTGGGAGAAGACGGAATGTTACTGGAAATGTAGTTGCTGTAGTACGTGCAAGAGAGTGTTGTGACTGTTGTACAGACAAAACACGACGTGCATAGTAAATACGCTCTGATAGAGTTGATGATGCAGTTGGAGCCTGTCCTACTGCAATCAATTGACGCTCTGTTGGAGCTTGTCCAAGAGAACCTCCAGCAATACCTAATTCCTGCTTAGTTGTTGTTGTTGAACCTGTTACTGCACCTAATGTGCTTGAGGCCTGTCCAAATACTGTTACAATATTTTCTAAAGTACCTTCTGACATTTCTGTTGCAATCATAACTTCCATTGCAGACTTGAACAGCTTAGCTGTATCAAGCAACTGATCAACGGTTACTGAATCAAATGTTGGGTTGTATGTGATTTGAAGACCATTGTTAGTAAAACCAACGTTACGGTATCCAAATCTTCCTGCTACTTGATCTACGTTATTAAGTGTAGTTGTGTATGAAGTTCCTGGTGTATATGCTGGTACTCCTACTGTTTGTGGGACTGTAATTGGTGATGCAGCAATTGCTACACCTGGTTCTGCGTTAGCAATATAATCTGCATCGTTAATATCAACAGTTGATAAAAACAATGGAGATGCGCCAACGAGAATATTTTTAGCATTACCTACGGATTGTGCCATAGTTATTTTCCTCCTATTTATAAAAATATATATATATTATTGTAAATCATTAAATCTTGGCTGGCTAGGCCCTTCCCTCTATAGATAATAATAGAGTATAATGCGCCCAAAGGCAAATTAAAGAAATCTGCCTACTGAGTCTAAATGCCTTGCATATTTGACCTCAAGTATTACATCTGTAGACAAAAATCCTGCTAATTCTTCAGATGGAGTTGTTGCAGAAATATCTGCAACAAATATACTAAAGAATTTAAACTTCTTTGATATGCCAGAATAGGCATTTGCATCCCTTGCAGAATCATCCATTCTTCTAAACAGGTCTGTCATTAAATTTCTAATCTCATTGATTTCTGAAACATCTGTTGAATATATGGTAAATAAAATTTGTTCACAGCATATTGCCCAGTTGTCTTCATATGATAGTCCTATCTTGTCATAAACTATGTGCTTCTTACCGCTTAAAAATTGATTAAGTTCTGGAGACTGCTGGATAGGTATAATTGGGACAATCTCTTGTCCAATATTATCTGAATAGTAATCTGTAGCTGTAAATATATTATTGGTTTTTAATTGATCCCAAAGAAATTTTCTTAGGTCAAGCATTATGTCTGTTTTATAATCGGTCATACCGCACCTCCAAATGCTGAAGCAATTGCTGACTCTGCTTGCATATTTAACGTATTGGGAGAAAATGAATATTTAACCTTTTTAATATCTGATGGCAATTTCATTGCCTTAGTAATAGATGAATTAAATAATCTTTGAAACCCTGAATTTTTAATTGATAAATTAACTAGATTGCCTGTAAAAAATCTTGCATATGCTATTTGAAATCTTCCTGTTGCTTTTCCCCCGCCAGGCCTTGTGACGGTCACAGAGGCACCTTTAGGCATATATACTACTCCAGTACTAGTTTCAAATACTAAACGCTCTGCGGCTCTTGGACGGATTACTAAGGGCATTCCAGATTCCATAATAGAAGCTTTATTTGCAAAAACATATCTTTTCTTTGCAAAGTTATTTGGGACTGATGATTTAGATGATAAAAATGTTGATCCTATTTTAAATGAAAGTCCATTTGAATTTAAAATATTTAATTTAAATAGTCTTGAGCTTTTATTACCTGTTTTATTCCACTCATAAACGTGATGTAGGGATTTAGGATTTATTCTAGCTTGGGAGTCTAAATACAATCCAAAATCCTTTTCTAATTGATTAAATATAATAGATTGAAATTTAGTTTGAAATTGTTTATTTGTTGTAATTTTAGAAACAACTTGAGATTGATAGTATATTGCTGCTGATATTTGAGCAACCGTACTATCTTTTAAAATTTTACCAGAAGTTCCAGCCATGTTTTTTTGAAGACCACTGGCTGCTGTAACTAGAACTGAGCTATTGTCCAATTGTTTGGTTTTCCGATCTCTTGACAGTAGAGTTATATGCAACCACCCCGCCCAGCGGATCTGTCATTGGCGTTATTCCCATTAATTCAAAAACTGTAGGTGTATTTGTAGGAAAATTTAATTCTTCCCATATAACATTTCCTTCAGAATCTCTTATATTTGTAATTTTTTCTCTTAAAGATAATTTTTCAGATGTTCTAACTTGTAATATTTGGTCATTTAAATATTTATTAGACATCACTTGTTTATCTCCAGATCGGCTAGCAGATGAGTTACTTATAATACCTTTAGCGCTACATGGCACAGTTCTGTCAAATTGCCATTCTTTTTTTATAGCGCCTGTATTTGAATCTTGTAAATCAAATTGTTTATAAACATCCATAAACATTGGCATAAAAGAGTCAATAAGATCATACATTAGATCACAACCATTTTATTAATAACATATGGAAGAAGCAGTTGGTCTGCATATAGATTTCCTGTGCCAGAATATACTGAAGAATTATATTCAAATTGCCAGTCAAAAGTTTGAACTGCTTTCATATATTTATTACGCCAAACTTTATCTTTTGAAAAATAATCTTTCATAAGTTCAATACATGCTAGGTCTACCTCGTCTGGAACCTCTTCCCATCCAAATCTACCTTGAACACGATATGTTGATCCTGTTGAAAAAGATCCTCCCCATGTATCATTAATTGTTGGAGGAATCATTCCATTTGCTGTATAAACTGTATTATCTAACATATTGGCTCTATTAACCCTTAGTCCAAATCCGCTTTCAGAAATAATAGTATTATAATTCCAGTTATTTATACTATGAATTGTATCAAGCAATAAAATATCATTTTGATATAATTCATGTAATTCTGATAACTTATAAGGTAAAGGTAGTATATCTGAGCCTGATCCGTATGCTATTTGAACATCATCATATAAATAAAATTGTTGTCCAGTGTATGCTTCAATTAATTTTCTTGCATATCTTTCTGCATTACACAATTCAAAATATGATTTAGAATTTGGATCGGAATAATCAGAACCTAATCCTAATGAGTCAATAGACTGGCTCATATCAGTATATGGAGTCTGCACAAATATTTTATGATCTTTTTGTGCAGAAACTCCACCAACTGTATAGGACCAATTTAATCTTAATTGTCTTTGTCTATTTGTATATGTTAATGGTATATAAACAAGATATGTTCCAGAATCTACTTCTGATTTTACTGGTGTTAATGTTGCTAATACTGTTCCTGGATTTATTGCTGGAGAAATTGCTGGATCTTCTGTAATATCATACACTTTGACAACTGGTAGAGCATCAGAATCTGTTAGCTGCCCTTGCCAAAATACTTTGTGTGTTACTGGCGAATTTGAACCTACTAGAATTTCCATTTAATAAAGGTTAAGCGTAGTACTCCTGAACTTCCTTTGGAGTTGCTAGGCGGAAACCTTCCTCCTTGTCAAAAATTTGTTGAGCGTCATCTGATGTCATTGCAACAAAAGGATGCTCTTTTGTAAACGTAAATCCAAGGATATCATATCTGTAATTCTCTCTAGTCATTCTGACTAGCATTGTGTTTTCTGGTTGAGAATTAGGATTAAATCTTGGAAGAATCTCTTCGGCGTCTTCGCTAAATTCATCCGCCGCTTTTTCAATATCTTTAATAGTCTTTTGGTAAACAGACCAAGTTACTCCCTCTTCGGCAAGAGCGGCAACAATATCGGCCTTATTCTTTAGTCCATCAGTGTCAACTGCAAAGTCCTCTGCAACTTTTCTGAGTTCTGCTACTTTCAATGTCTCAAATGACATATATTCTCCTTTGTTAGGTTCTTCAATTATAGCATTGTTAAATTAAAATGAAAAGCCCCCAAAATTAATTGGGGGCCTCTCTGGGGCTAATTCTTAATTAATTAAGAAGCAACCTTAACGTTCTTTACGACAACCCAAGCATCTGCTTGTTCGATCTGGACGCCAACACGAGTATACATTGTGTACTCGATTGAGTCCTTACGTGGCCAGAAGAAACGGTAAACAGTTACATCACGCTTGATTCCAATAACAACGTTATTTGGGAATGACAAGTGGATATCTCCGTGTGAACCTGAAGCTCCTGAGTGTGTACCAGTTTGTGTTTCTGAAAGAAGTGGAACTTCAACAATTGGAATACCAAATGCGAATGGTGCCACATATCCTGCAGGTCCACCTAGTGGTGCAGTTCCTCCACGGATAATGCTTGAAGCGATGTCCTGTGGAATTGTCTGGTTTGTTCCGATACTGTTCTTGTATAGGAAGTCCTGAATCAAGTTTGATCCAGCAAGGAAGCGAAGGTCTGCACGACGCTGCTTGTACTTACGTGGCATAGCCTTAAGTGCCTTGTTGAATACTTCACGAGAAACTTCAGCACCTGCTGCGTCTACGACGCGACCTGATGCCTTTGCCTTCTTTACAACGCCATCAAATGACTTGTAAAGAGCGTCTCCTGTTAGAGATGTGTCACCGTTAAGAATAACATCTTCGATGTCATTTCCTGCCTGTGTTGCCATCAAACGTGCAATGTGATCTTCTAGATCTGCACCTTCGATGTTGTCTTCTAGAGACTCTGTTGAAAGCTCCCAATCCATGCGTAGCTTCTTTGTTGTTAGAGAAATCTTTGAGAAAGTTACGGCTGCATTAGCACCGTCGTTATCTCCTTCAGTTGCAAGCTTCATAAGCTTTTCACCAACGGACATACGGTCAATCTCGGCTGTGTCTGACTTCATACGAACTGTACGTGCAACTTTACCGATTACGGTTGCGTCGAACATATAGTCAAGGAAGCGAGCAGACTGTTCTGGGTTTAGAAGACCACCATTGCCATTTTCAGACGCTGTGTGTACTCCTGAACCACCAGTTGTTGAAGCAAAAGTACCTCTAGCTGTTGTGCCAGATGCAATTGCCTTTTCTAATGTTTCATTACTCATTTATTTTTCACCTACCTTAGTTAAATATTTCGTTCACGGAACCGAGGAAAGAACCGTTCCATTTGGATTTTTTGATTGTTACTTCTTCTGATCGGCCAAGATCTGAAGACTTCTTAATTGCAGTCTCTGATTCTACTGCGTCGACACGCTTTTGTACACCATCAATCGTGCTCTTGATATCGTTTACAGCACTTGAAAGTACTGTGTGTTGTTCTGCCAACTCTGAAATTCTAGCATCTACGCTCTTGCTGAAAGATTCAACAGTCTCTTGGATTGTTGTAACTTGTGCTGCATTTGCTTCTGATGCCTTGTTTAGAGTTTCTGAGAAAAAGCCTTTTAGATCGCCTAACATCTTTGCAAAATCAGGTTCATCAACCTTATCTTCTGATACTTCGGCTGCTTTTTCCAGAGTCTCGGCAGGAACGTCTTCTGCTGCTGCATCTTCTGCAGGAGCCTCAGCTGGAGCTGCATCTTCTGCAACAACTGCTGTCTCTTCAACGGCTGTCTCAACTGCTGCATCAACTGCAACATCTTCAACAACTACGTTTTCTGTATTATCTGACATTTCATTACCTCCTTCTGCGTTTGCCTGTTTTGCAATTTTTTGTGTATCAGGCAACGTAAATCTTGAGTGCTTGTACGCATCAAGAATCTTATCAATCTCTTTTGCTTTATTGACATCTGAACTTTCAACCCAACCAATTAATTGTGCTGGCTTACCAGATACTGGTGAATCATATGTCTTCTCTGTTGAGATAAAAACAGAGTTACTGTCTTCACAGTAAAAAATATTTTCGGTTACAACATCTACTGCTATACCCTTTGCGATAAACTGTCCATTTACTTTTTGAATAGAAAGAATATTGCAAAGCTCATTTGCTGGAGAATCTACAATTGATAATTCCATCAATTCATAGTCCTTAATAAATCTTACAGTTTTACCTGTAGCTTTATTAACTTCATTATCTGATTCTTTAATCTTGCCGCCGATTGAAAATCCTGAAAGAGTTCCATCTAAAACTTTTTCCCAACTATCCTGTGCGCCTTTTGATATGTATGCTGTTACATAAACACCATTATAAAATTCTTTTGTTGCGGGATCATAAAATGTTTCTGGCTTAAAAGAAACCATTTTTCCAACTGCTAGTGATCCATGCATCTCACGAATATTCCCACGGAAATTTTCAAATGCTTTTACACTTGCTTCTGCTGTTACAACATCACCTGTTTGATCAACATTATCTAATGTTGCAAAGCCAGAAACAGTTCTCTTTTCACGATTTACTTTTGTGAAAGGAACAGACAAACTAATGTCATTGCCGTGGCTAGTCCATAAAGACTTTTCAATATTCATATGCTTAATTTTATCTACTTATAGATAAAAAGGCAAATAACAGTTGAGTAGAGTTAGTCAACCTGTCTGCCATCGCCCTTGGCATTTCTTCCTTCTCCAGAAATATCTGGTGAAGTTGCTTGGCGATCTTGAGATCTTTGTCTTGTATTTCCAGCTAATGATGCCTGCTCTGCTTTAGCTGGACCCTTTAATTCAATAACATTATCTCCACCATCTAGTGGGATCATGCCTTTTCTAATTCGAACTTCATTGGGGGTAATTACCTGCATTCTTAAATATCTTTCATCAATCTTAGACTGGGTATCTTCGTCTGTAAGAGTTAATTCATTAAATTTAAGTAACAGGGCATCAGTTTTTTCTTCAAATATTTTATTTATTTTTTTCTCTAAAATCATTTGTGCTGGTCGGCAAACTTGCTCTTTAAATGTTTTATCTGCATCTCTGGCTACCGCTAAATTAACCCCTTCTGGAGTTCCGATTTTATTAATTGGCACACGATGGGCTAATAGGATTTCATCTCTATTTGATTTACGGTAAACATTAAATGAAGACTCTTGTGGATTTGCCTCCACAGGCTCCATTTTAAATTCAGTTTTTGAGTCTGGAGTATCCCCTGGAAGTGGAATATATAGAGATCTATGATTCTTGCCTTTCAATCCAACCTGGAAAAATTCAAGCAATTTTCTTTCTGATTCTGGAGAAAGCTTTGCTCCCTTTACTGTAATAATATATCTTGGTACCGCTTTGTTTTCAAAGTAGTCTAGGTTATATCTACCCGATAATTCATTACCTGCGAGTGCTACCTGTGCGGCAATAATGTCTGGAATACCATAGTAGTTATTCATAGGGGTATATTTCTTCAAATGAATAATTTCATTTGGGCGATCTTCTTGACCAGCAATTGGATTCTCTGTCATATTGTCTCCAAAATTGCTGAAGTAAACAGCTTTGCCATAAAGCAATTGAATAAAGCCATCTCTTAGTCTGCGTACACGCATTGTCTTTGCTGGGATGTGTCCAATATATCCAATGTTTCCGCCTGTAGTTCTGCCAATTTCAATATAGCCATTGCCTGTTGCTTCTAAATCTGTATACACTTTAATTAAAGTTTGAGTGAATGTATCTTCATAATTTGTTGTATCTAGCCATGCATGAATATCTTGACGCAACTTGCTTATTTTTCTACGTGCTCTTTCAAGTGATTTATCATCTGTAAGTGAATCAAGAGCATCATTTGTTTTCTTTGTTTCTATAAAGTCATATCCTAAACCAACTATGTTGGCAACTTTTGCATTAATTGCTGCATAATTATATGTTGATGTTTCATATACTACTGAAAGATATTCAAGGTTATATGTTGGCTCTACTAAATCGAACATAGCATAGCCTGTAATAGCTTGTGCTAGTAAATTTTGTTGTGTTCCCGTTCCTTCTACGCCAGTAAATGACTTAGAAAATTCTCTGCTAATTTTACGTTTAAATGAAGGGCCTAGACCTCTAACCTTTTTTAATTCATCTATTCCCGCCGCAAATGGGTCATTGCTAACTTGATCTTTTTTTAAGGAAAACCAATCTGCTGTGTTTGAAATATCAATTATATTTTCTGAACTATCATCATCAATAAATTCTACGGTCATCTCATTCCCTTCAACTTCTTCATTTCGTCTTTATAGTTTCCAATGTCTAACGGATCTGGAACTAATCCCCAATCAAGTCTTTTCTTTTGGTATTCAAATTCTTCGTCATCAATTTTTCTTCTTGCAGAAAGGAATTTAGGCCCGCCCTCATATATACCAAATGAGCGAACCTCTCTAGCCAAAGCATCGATTTTGGATCTATTACCTTTTTTTGACGTGACTGAAAGAAAATTACCATCATCGTCTCCAATCCATCTGCCGTCAGGCATTTCCCAAACATATATACCGAGAGTGCTTTCCTCTTGAAGAACCTTGGTATTTATACGATTAATATCCATAGTAATTTATTTTACCATTACTTCCTATACAAGTCCAGCTTTTTGTCACAAAGAATGACAAAAACCTTAAATATTTGACGATTGATATTCAGTATTGTTAATTAAGTAAGCGGTTCCGTCATTACCTGTGGACGATTCTGATACTGTAAACGCTGTATCTGACACAGAAACTACATACTGGTGAGTATATAGTTGATAATGAGTAGTTGCTTGTTGGCTAGAAAGAACGTTTGGATATAGGGCTACATTGCTATATGTATTTGCTCCCCCAGATTTTGTATTTGTTTGATTATAGTTAAATCTAATATTATTTGTTGCAACTGAAGATAGTACCAATATAATATGATGAGGCATTCCAGTAGTCAAAAATGATGAAATATTTGTACTTGAGGTAAAGTCTACTCCATTTACATATATAGCAGATACTCCAGTTTTATTAATTAGCCCCGAACTATTCCACTCAAAGATTTTGCCACTACTTGAAAATAAAACATTTTCACCAGATGCTGGAGTAAATATCATTTCTATAGATCTAAATGAGGTTGAAGAATCTACATCAAATCCGCTCCCATTATACATTCTAAGTCCGTTGTAGTCATTGTAAGAAATAACTGGATGGTTATATCTAGATAAGGCATAATCTTTTACAGAGTAAATTCTATCTCCAGAGTTATCTGCATAGAAATCTGTATTTGAAAATAGGTCTAAAGATAAAGATTTAAGTATTGGAATATTGGTAGATGTATCTGATGAAGTCATTGTAACTTTAAGATAAAGTAATCCACTAGTTATTCCATCATTTTTATTAAAAAATGGAATTGGGCTATTATTTTTACATGTCTGCCAAGTAGTTTTGTCTTGACTTACTTGTACAGATATATTGTCTACGTCATCTTCCCATGCAATTTGTGAACTTGTTACACCCAGGGATGAAGGTACAATTATTGTTTCTGTAAAAGTAAATGTTTTTGATGTTGGGCTGGTAGTCTGTAAAAATGTTATATAAGACTGATCAGTAGGCATTATTACATTTTCATCTACTAATTCAGACCATTGTTTTGTTCCAGGGTAGTAATATCTAGCAACAGGACGAATTTTAGAATGATTTAAGCTAAATAAGTAACCGCCATCTGGGTATACAATTTGAGAATAATTTAATTCTTTAATACCTTCAGCATAATGTAAAATAATTTTAGATGCTGAAAGCTCATATCTATAAAATGCAACGGAATCAATAACAAAATAATTATTAGATAAAGATGGCCCAGTTACAAAAGTTGTATAGTCATTACTAAATGTAAATGAATTTATTTGTTGAGAAGCAACTCTTCTACCATTTATATATAAAGTTAAAGAATTTTTATTGTATAAAGCAACTATGTGTAATGCTTTATTATTAGATATTTTATATCTTAATGAATTGTTAGAAACTTTAAATACAATATCTCCATTTTCATAATATAATCCAGTTGTAGAACTTAAATCTGCAACAATTGGAATTAAAGATGAGGATGTATTTGGCATCTTAGCCCATATTTCTATTGTAAATGGATTGTCTGAGTAGTATTTATTAGCTAGTCCTGGTGTTACATAAGTAATTACTGTTTGATCTGAAATAAGAGTTCCATATATTCCGCCAGATACCAAGGGCATAATTTTAGATCCAGATATACCAGAAACTGTACCGTTATTATTGTTTCCAGAAAAATCTAAAATTGGTTGACCTGATATATCACTATATACAGAAAATGCATCTTTAACTGCTTGGTATGTGGCATAAGATGCTAATATCTGACTATAATAATCTACTGTTCCAGATTTAACTTCATCTAAAGTATAGTAGGATATTGGAAAATCTGCCAGTACGGTTCTATAATATGACATACTCCTCCTGATTATATTCCTATACTTTAATTACTATTTAAAATAATTATTGAATTGCTGCTATTTGAGCTTGTTTTTCTGCGATTGCTAAATTTAAATATTCTACTGTTGCTGCATCTTGTACTTCTTTTACATTTTCCGCAACAAGCTGAAGATCTAATTGGTACATCATAAATTCAAGATTACGAATAGTTGCTTCTTTAATTTGCAACTTTTCATCTTGTGTTAAAACTGTATATTCTGGCATTTTTTCTCCTATTCTTTATATGTTTTATTATACTATTAATTTTATGGAAAACGCCAAATATCTTGATAAGGATAACCGTCAAACCAATTATTTGTACCTGGCCAACCAGCAACTTGAACAGTTGTTCCAACACTAACACCCATTAAAGTTAATCCTGATGACTGATATGGTCCATAGTTAAAAGTGTAACTTGTACCAGTTTGGCGAATTTCAGTATATGGAACAATACCTGAATATTGATACCATATTAAATAAGAATCACTCCATCCGCTAGGAGCGCTCCAGGAAACTGTTGCAGTTTTAGCGGATGAATTATAACTTAAAGACACAGATTCAATTCCTGGTGGTTGTAAAATAGAAGCAATAGTTACATCTGTAAAAGTAGAGCCTCTAGAATTAATTGCAGTTACTCTGCATTTAATATAATATCCTGAATATGAGTTTGGTGGTGTATATGTATTTGTTGTTGATGCTGATCTAACACTAACCCATGCATTTGAATTATTAAATGGTGCAGCAAAAAATTCATATGTATAAGAAGTTGGATTACCTGACCAAGTTCCTGAAGTCATTGTAGCTTGTACACCAGCTCTTGCGTATCCATAACCATTCCAGTTTGTGGGCCAAGAAACTGCGGGTGCTGTAACTAATGCAGGATAATTTGGATAATATTGACTCCAAGAAGATCCATTATATACCCAGCCTTTTACTGCATCAAACCAAGTTACACCATTGTGAATTTTAAAAGACTTAGCTTCATTCCAAGAAGATCCATTATATATTTTAAGGGCCATAATATTTTAGTACTGAATGTACAAGTCTCCTGCCGCCGTGCCTGTTGGTGGTGTGCCTGTAGTATTATAAAAAATTCTATTTGCTGTTGTTGTCATTCCATTTTGATAAACAGTTGAAATAGTTGTTGAACCTTGAATTCCTTGTAATCCTTGTAAGCCTTGCAGCCCATTTGTACCTTGCAGCCCATTTGTGCCTTGAGTTCCTGTTGTACCTTGTGCTCCTACTGTTCCTTGAGTTCCTGTTGTTCCTTGAGCTCCTGAACTACCACCAAATCCTTGATAGCCAGCAACTGAAATGGTCCAAGAACTTTGAGTTGCACCAGCACCAAAAATAAGATCAGGAGATCCAATAGTTATGGATGGCGTTGATGTGTTTATTGCTGTTATGCTACCTTCAAGCCATGTATATGAAGGCGAAGGCGTATAAGCAATGCGAATTCTTTGACCTACTACAAAAGCACCAATTTTATTAACTGTAAAAGTTTGACTAGTAAATGTAAGTGTTAATGTAGTTGTTGAAGTTACACCCTCATAACCTAACCCTTGAAACCCTTGCAAGCCTTGTAGCCCGTTAGTGCCTTGAGTTCCTGTTGTACCTTGTGTTCCTGTTGTGCCTTGAGTTCCTGTTGTACCTTGTAAACCTGTTGTACCTTGTAACCCTCTTGTACCTTGAGCTCCTGCTGTACCTTGAATATTTCCTGCATTAATCCAGGATGATCCACCCCACACATAAAGATTTCCAGAAACCAAATAGGCTTCTCCTGGTGTACCAGTAGGGCGAGCTGATTGCAATTCAGCTAATGTATTATATGAACCTAAAATATTTAAACCAGAACCTACCAAACCCTGCAAACCTTGTAGCCCGTTTGCTCCTTGAGTTCCTGTTGTACCTTGTGTTCCTGTTGTGCCTTGAGTTCCTTGTGGTCCAGCTACACCTTGGATGCCTACAAAACCTTGTATGCCCGTTAGTCCTTGTGCCCCTACTGTTCCTTGAGTTCCTTGTGGTCCAGCTACACCTTGGATGCCTACAAAACCTTGTATGCCCGTTAGTCCTTGTGCCCCTACTGTTCCTTGAGTTCCTTGTGGTCCAGTAGGACCTGTGGGACCAAAATGTGTACTTAAATAAGTATCAATATCTTGAGCAAGTAAACCCATATCCCTTGGGATATCTGGTGACATATCAAGAGTTGGATATCTAAAATTTTTAGCTGTACTATTGCTCATTTTTATATTATAGCATTCTCATGATTATAAACCTTTTATAAGGTCAAAACACTATGCCAACCTTTCATTAAATTTATTACCTAACCCAGATCATTCCCACATCTGCTGTATGCCTCATATGAGCTTTTTTCCATCCGCCGTTTTCCCATTCATCTTTGTTATTTAATACCCAGCCATATAAATCAAAATTTTTTAACCAAAACCACTCTTCTGGTTCTTCTAAATGATTAACAATAAATTGAGGTGCAACCTCTGTATAACCCAAATTAGCAAGATACTCAAGTTGATTACAATGTTCTTTTAAAGTTACTTCAGTCCACTCAAAGGCAAGTTTTCCATATTTTTTAGTCATGCCTCTAAATACAAACCATTCAGCACCTTCAACATCTATTTTAATAAGATCTGGTTCTCCATATATTTCAACAAGTCTATCTAATGTAATTGTTGTTGCTTTAATTGTTCTAAATGGCTTTCCACTATATGGCATAGAATCATCTGTAAGCCAGTTTTTTTCTAAAGAAGAAAGACCATCTTCTTGTGCTTCATAAAATTCAACTACTTCATCTGAAGAATCTGATACAGCTAATTTAATAGGAATAACATTTGTATTATATATAAAGTTTGAAACTAATTCTTTATATACTCTAGGCGCTGGCTCAAGAGCAATTACTCTGTACCCTTTTTCTAATCCAACAATTGTGGCATCTCCTCTATTTGCACCAATATCAAATAATACGTTCAAGATTAAACCTCACAGCATTTTTATATTCTTCAGACATATCTTTATTATTTAAATCATTTAAAATAGATACTGCTTCTTCTTTTCTTCCGATCCACCATGCACTTACTGATTTTTCAAATTCAAGAACATATCTACCATTATACCCCACATCTGCTGGAAGAGGATCATATTCAGACATAGACAATCCAATTTCAGCCCATGTGTAACATTCTTGCCAAGATGCTTGGCGTTCATAAAATTGTGACATAAGAAAATATGCTTCTGGACGTTGTGGAATATGCGCTATTGCTTGAAGTATGCAATTAGTAACTGTATTAACTCTATCATTTTGATCTGCAAAACAATTAGCCATAAGTAGTAAAGATGTGTAAGCAATATCAGGATGTGTATCTACACCATATTCTGCCGCTCTTAAATAAAAAGAAACGGCAGAAGCTGTTTGATTAATATTCTGATACTCAATAGCACATTTAAAATTTAACTCAGGATTAAATGGGTCAACAGAAAGTTCAATAACTAAATCTTCAATTTTCATATGAAAGCGCCTCTGCAATTAATTCTTCTACAACCAGTTTAGGTGTACGTAAAACAAATGCGGCATTATCTTGAAATCCAAATGAAATTAACAAATCTTCATTATGAACAGCAGCACCTGCACAAAATTCAATTTGTGCATCTAAGAAGGAAAACTCTTTACTTAAACCAACTAGATTTAATTGATCATCCCATACACATAAACGATGACGATATATACCATCTTTCTGTCCCAGATAGTTTTTAAATAAATCAACCTCATGGGTAATGCTAATATACATGTTGCCCCACCGAACTAACTGTGATCCACCTCTTTGATCTTTTATAGGCTGTAAACCTTGACGAACAAATACTTGTTCGCATTTAGGTTCTTTAGGGTCTGCTTTAACAACTTCTACAGGAGATGTCCATTTAACAAAATGTTCTGGTCTATCTAAAATAGGAACCCAATTCTTTTCGCAATATGAGCTATTGTCTTTTGGAGTCGAAATTCGAGTTCTATTTATTTCAGAAATAATCCATTTATCTTTATCAATAGTAACTTCGCTATATTCCATGCGACCTTCACCATGTGTTGTTGTATCTCTGCGAACTCCAATTAGATAATATTTTTTATCCCACCTTACAAGACGAGCATCTTCTAATCCAACAAATTCCCATATAGGTGTATGTAAATCAAGCATTTCAACTTTTGCATAATCAGTCATTTCTAAATCAGAATTTAATCTACACAAATAATTTTCAGTTACTAACCTTTGATCTTTTTCTGGATGAAGATATGAAAGCGGTCCCCAACGAGATGGAAACTGCTGAGTACTTTCAGAATGATATAGTGTATAGTTTACATGTCGTAAGTTAACAAGAATATCTCCGTCATCATCTATGAATATAGAAGGATTCATTAATCCTGTTCCAGAAGTTAATCCTTTTTCAATAACAAGAGGTGCTAGTTTTCCGCCTTTATTTACAGCTTTTTGCACTAAATTCATTTTTAGCTTTCTGTTTATAATTACTCTATTAATGCTAATGAGTAATTTTTACATTTTTAGTGTCCAGTATATCCTACTGGTCCTATTGGTCCTGTTGGACCAATTGCACCTGTTATACTTATTAGTCCTGTTGCTCCATCCATTGAATTAGGTTTTCTAACTGGATCTGTTGTATTGTCCATTTTTATTCCTCAACTATTTCATTAATAATATTTTGATTTTCTGATGTTTCTTGTGCTTGAGATTGTGATAAATCTTCTAATTCTGTTTCTAGTTGCAAAACATATTCGCCTTGTCTGCATTGAACACAAGATGAATAAATTTGTGGTTGATTTTCATCACGAGTTTCGCTATATGCTGTATTACAACAATTTGAAATATAATCGTATCTTTTAATCATTTTTTCTCCTTAGTAATTAATATAAAGTATAGCATTTAGTAATAAATTAGTACAGCCCCATTACCGCCTGCTCCAGAAGGGCCTCCAGAACAACCAGCTCCACCGCCGCCTCCACCTAAACCACCTGAACCGCCATTTTTTCCAGAAGCATTTAAGCCTGCGCTTAGATAGCCACCGCCACCGCCACCAGCACCAGCAGTTGCTCCTGTACCAGATGAGCCGAGACCACCTGGAAAGAAATCTCCATCGCCGCCGTTACCGCCAGCAGCACTTGTGGTAGGCATTGCGCCTCCCCCACCGCCTCCACCACCAATTAGGCCTCTACCGCCTGCACCACCATTGCCACCACCACCTGAGTAAGAACCACCACCGCCACCTGCAGATACTGCAATAGACCCACCTTCACCAGAAGGGTTTCCAGTTTGTGCGCCCAAACCTACAGCACCGTAAGAACCAGCAGGCATGCCAGTATATGAAGCTCCACCAACAGATGCTGCTCCGCCTGCATAGCCGCCAGTACCTGCTCCGCCTCCGCCTCCACTAGCAAAAACCATTCCATAAATAGAGGAGCCTCCAGTGGAACTACCAGTTCCAGTTGTGCTTGCACCACCTGCACCAATGGTTACTGTGTTTGTTGCAAAAGTCCAGCCAACAGAGAAACCACCTGCACCGCCGCCAGCAGCGGTTGAGTCTCCACCATTACCGCTACCGCCGCCGCCAATAACAACTGCATAAACTCTTTGAATTCCTTGAGGAAGTATTACTGAAAATGTTCCAGGGGTGGCAAAAACTTGTTGCAACTTAAACCCATACGGGGTATCAGTAAATGATGAATTGTCATATATAGATACGCTCATTGTTTTTTCTCCTTTTTTTAATTATATTAGTAAAAAATATAAAGTATTCCGTTGCCGCCGCCTAATCCACCATTGCCTCCTCCACCTAAACCTCCGTAGCCATTTGATCCATTCCCAGCAACACCACCTCCGCCTCCAGGACGGCTTGCGTTTCCAATGCCACCAGTTGTTATTTCGCCAGTAAGAATATTAAATCCATTTCCGCCATCTCCATTGATAGGACCACCACCGCCACTGCCACCAACTAAACCTGAGCCTCCAGTACCACCTTTAGTAGAGCCTGATGCACCACCACCTCCTCCAGAAATTCCGTTACCGCCTTTATTGGCGGTTCCAATTCCTTGATGGTTTCCGCCTCCGCCGCCTGCTAAACCTGAACCACCATCTCTACCGAATGAGCCAGTGTTACCTGATAGGAAACCATCACCACCAGGAATTCCATAAAAGTTTGTGCCCCCATTACCACCATTTCCATTACCTGCGTTAGCAGAACAACCACCGCCTCCACCTCCACCTACACCTGCATTTTGCGCCCCATTATTTCCTGCAGAAGGCGCTCCAGGTCCAGCAACAACGTGTCCGTAACGTGTGTACCCAGTAAAAACCTCAGAAGTACTACCCACGCCTACTATACAAGTTGGGCTTGCTATAGTCCATCCCCAAGCAATTCCACCTCCACCTGTTCCGCCTGCTCCGACACCACCATAGCCTCCTCCTCCTCCTGCACCTACGCAAATTACATAAACCCAGGTAATTCCTGCGGGAATTGTAACTGGACCGCTAACTGTAATAACTTGTTTAACTTGTAATCCATAAGGCAGAATAGTAGATGCAAAACCTTTAGGAGTAAATGTATTAGAAGATGCATGCCAAGTAGACACCTGGGTGTTAGATTTATTTTTTCTAAATATATGTGTCATTTATTTCTCCTTAGTAGTAAATTAAAACTGCTCCGTTGCCACCGTCTCCACCACGACCTAAAGTAGAGCCAGCACCTCCACCGCCACCGCCTAAACCACCTGCACCACCTGTATTACCTGATGCATTTGAACCTATACTAAAATATCCAGCACCGCCTCCTCCGCCACCAAAATTTGTTCCAGTACCGCTTGAACCTATTCCACCTGTATATAAATCACCAGTACCACCAGCACCACCAGTGCCTGTACCTGTTGTACCTGCTGCTCCGCCTCCACCTGTTATCAAACCTCTTCCACCAGCAAATGCAGTAACTGATCCTGTTGTTGTTGCCGAACCTGCTCCACCGCCTGATGAAATACCATCAGAACCAGCTGCAAAATAGCCACCACCTCCTGCATAACCAATTGTGTTTGCAGCAGCCGCAGGTGCGCCTGTATAAGAAACTGTTGATGTTTGGCTGTTGATAACATTTTTTACTCCAGCTGCAGCTCCGCCATAAATATCATTTATTCCACCACTGCCACCGCCAGCAAAGACCATTCCGTAAAAACTTAAAGAACCATTTGCAGCACTACCAGTAGTTGTTGTACCTGTACCACCTGCACCAACGGTCACAGTATTAGTAGCAAACGTCCAACCAGTAGAAAATCCACCTGCACCACCTCCGCCTCCGCCTCCTGTGGTTAATGTGCTTCCTGCTCCACCCCCACCAATAACAACTGCGTAAACTCTTTGAATACCTGGAGGCAGTATAACTGGAAATGTTCCAGGGGTGGCAAAAACTTGTTGCAGTTTTAATCCCAAAGGGGTATCACTGTAAGATGAATTGTCATAGATAGTTAAGCTCATTGTTCTCCTCAGTAAAAAATGTAAAGTATTCCGTCGCCGCCAGTGCCATTTGTACCGCCAGTTCCTGAACCAGGGCCACCACCACCACCACCACCAAGGCCACCGTTCCCAGCGATGTTTCCAATTGCATTAGAACCGTTACCTGCAATACCAGCACCGCCACCACCAGAACCGCCTGTTGAGGCAGTTCCTGATCCACCTGCGCCACCTGTATAAATAACTCCATTTATGCCAATTCCATTGCCACCAGCAGCACCAGTTCCTGTGTTGCTTGGGCCACCACCACCGCCACCACCAACTAAACCTGAACCACCAACTTTTCCAGTAGTTCCAAGAACATTTGAATAACCACCGCCACCACCTGAAATGCCATTGCCGCCGTTACTAATGGTTGTTGCTCCTACATTGTACTGTCCACCGCCAGCGCCTGCACCAATGCGACCGTCAATGCTTCCACTTCCTGCTGCACCGCCTGGCATACCCCAATAATTAGTTGCACCCGAAGCATTAGCGCCGCCGCCGCCGCCTAAAGTTCCCGCACCTCCTTGGCCGTTTCCACCGCCACCAGCAATAATGTGGCCGTATCTTGTATAGCCACCATTTGCACCACCTGAACCTACTCCAACTACACAAGCACTATTTGCTAAAGTCCAACCCCAAGCAACACCGCCTGCTCCACCACCGCCATAACCATTAGAACCACCACCTGCTCCTACACAAATTGCATAAACCCAAGTAATGCCAGCAGGAATAGTTACAGATGTTGTTCCTGCGTTAATTGTGTGTCTGAGTGTTAAGCCGTGTGGAAGTATGAAAGATGTTTGAGCAGTAGGTGTTACAGTGTCATTTTGTGCCCAACTATTTACTTGCGAGCCAGACTCGCCTCTGCGAATCGGGTTAGCCATTAAATAATCCTGTTGACGTAACCTGAAACGTTTACTACCGAAGCAGAGCTAGCATATGCATAGATAAGTAAAGCTGCACCTGTTGGCGCTAAAATAAGACCTGGGAGTATAAGAGTAAGGCCAGAGTTAGCGGGGATGATTTGTTGAATTTGGTTGATTATTCCTGTTCCGCCAAATTGAATAGTTAGGGTAACTGCAGAAGTTGATGTATTTGTTGCATACAACCAAATTTCATCAATAGCAGATGTACCAGTTGTATGAATAACTGTACCTACTGTACTAGTTGCAGCAACTGCAATAGGGACTCCTGTAGATGCTGCTGATAATCCTACTTTGCTATAAGTTGCCATCTATTGCTTCTCCTATTTCGTATATAATGCCTTCTAAATTAATTCCAAATTCTTTTTCTGCTAATTCTCTTGCTAAAATATTAGCTTCTTCTAAATCCGCCGCTTCTATTTTTGCAATAAAACCTAGATTGTTAAATTTAATGTGAGCTGAGTAAGTAGTCATATATTTATTATACCATTTCTTTATGAAAATACCTGTTGAGATAATATACCTTGATCTGAATCGTATGTTGCTACTACAATTCCCGCTGGTCCTTGAATACCTTGAGCAGCAAAAGATCCATTAAGGCCTTGAGTTCCTACAGCGCCCTGAAGCCCAGTAGTACCTTGGATACCCTGACCAGCAAATGAACCGCTTAAACCTTGGGTGCCTTGGAGACCTTGAGAGGTACCTAATGATTGCCAAATAGAACCATTCCAAAACCATGTGCGACCAGCAGATGTATATTGTTGGTTTAGGGAAGGGCTTGATGGAAAACTAATAGGCATTTACATTACCCCTATTCTTAATAGTAATTTATACCCCATAACGAGTCCTTAAAGAGTTAAAGTTTTGTGTAACTTCTGATGCAGAAATAGACCTATTATAATATTTTAAAGCGTAAAGATTACCCGTCCAATAAGTATATGGACTTGAACCAATTTTACTTCCATTTAAATTTACGTTAGTTCTTGTACTTGTTAAACCAGTTCTTGTAAGAACACCATTTATGTATAATGAAGGCTGTTTATTAGTATAAACAATTACAATTTGTGTTAATGAAGTTATTGTTAATGGAGCAACTAAAATAGGGGGCAAATAACTTCCAGCGTGCTCAAGGACTTGAACTCCATTAGTTCCAACCGCTAATCCAAAACCACCATCAGGTCCTTGTTGGTCATTAATAACTGTACCACCAGCTGCTATACCATTGGTACCGCTATTACTTTCAGTTTGAAGTGATAAAGCTGCTGATGGGAGACACCAAACTTCTGCTGAAAAATTGTTAACTACTGAGGGATAGTTAGTTGAAAGAGTAACTTCAGTAGTTGAGCCATTAAATGTAAAATAACCATTACCAGTACTGGTATATGTGGGTGGAACGGTTAATGCTCCATTATTAGCATTACCGCTTAAATCATACCAAAATGGTCCTCCTGGGTAAGATATTCCAGCATCTAAATAAACTAATAAACCATTTGTTACACCTGGAATTTTATCACCCGTAAGACCTGCAAAAGAAGATAATGATGCCACTATACTACTCCTGGACCAGAAACAGTAAATATTCCAACATCTACACATAATATAGTTGCAAGACCATACGAAGATAATGTTCTAGTTCCTGTAGTTGTAGTTGAAGGCAACCTAAGAGTAACTCCTGTACCTTGAGTAATATTTTGTGTAATTGTTGAGTTATTAAAAATAACTATATTATCACCAGGATTAAAAACGCTTGATGGAACTGTAACACCACCCGTTAAAATTGAAATAACTTTTCCATTATCGCTAGCTTGTAATATATAAGAAGAAGCTTGAGTTATTACTGGAAAACTTATTTGCCCTAAAGAACCTTGAACTCCTTGTGAGCCAACAGGGCCTTGAATACCTTGGGCAGCAAAAGAACCAGGTATACCTTGAATACCCTGTGCTCCTAGAATACCTTGAAGACCTGTAGTGCCTTGCGCTCCATTTAAATTAGAATATGGTTCAAACCATTGAGTGCCATTCCAAACTGCCATACGTCCAGATTCTAAATCAAACCAAACATCTCCAGAAACTGGAGAAGATGGTGGAGTAGAATTTAAAGCTGCATTATATTTATTTCCTTGTATACCAACTACTCCTTGTGCTCCTGCTAAAACAGGTAGCCAAGAATTGCTATTTGTATCATAGTACTTAAGTTGTGGCATTATTTACCTTACCTATTACCAAACTAAAGCTCTAGTTAGTTGAGTTCCAGTTTCCTGTAGTATGTATAAGAATTTGTTTCCAGAAGCGTCTTTAATTACTTCCATAAGGTTTCCAGTTGATGGGGTACCACTAAGCATTGTGGTTGTACCAATACCTTGTAACTGTTGTGTGTTTATATTATAAGCAAACACACGAACAACAGCACCTGATGCAGTACGAGTTAGGTAGATAGTATCTGCACCATCGTATGCGTGTGAAGAGCCTGTAGTCCAAAGTTCAGAAAGGCCACGAATATGAGGAGCAATAATCCACTTGCCAGAAGAAATATCATAGATATCAATTTGTCCCGTTGTAGCACCACCACGAACAGAGTAGAAATAACGTCCTGTCTTAGTAGTATCAGTTGAACCCCAGTTCCAAATAAGTGAGGTTCCTGCACCACGGGCAGGTATGCCAAGAATACAATAAGCAGCTAAGTTTGCTGTAGGGATTGCCGCCAATGCCGTTGTTAAAGTAATAGTAGTTGCCGTATTAGAGGTAATCTGTACTTGATAACCTAAGTTAGCGTTAGAAGTAAATTGAATACGTTTTCCAGCGTATAAGTTAACAGGCCAAGCGTGTGCAGTATCAGTAAATAAAGAGGTAGATGTACCCGTTGTTACAAGACCCCATGAGTCTGCAATTTCGTATTTTGTTGTTGCATCTGGAGTAAATGTTTGTGTAGCAAATGTTAGGGTAGTTGCATCATTTGCAGTAATAGCAATGCGACCAGAACCATAACCAGTTCCCGCTTCAACTTTAAAGTAGTACCCAACCCACTGTCCTTTATCCCAAGACTTAGTTGAGTCTACTAAAGTAGTGGTAGACCCACCAGTAGCCCAACCATCATTTTCTTTACCAAAAGTTTTACTTTGATCATCTGTACCAAATAACTTTGCATCAGCAATAACATATTTAGAAGTACCGTTAACTGGTGCAGTAATTGTGCTTGCTAAAGTTAGTGTGGTTCCAGTATTAGCAGTAATCCAAGAAACCTGAGTTGTTGGGTTAATACCAGATACTGCAATTGTAACTATACGACCAACATGTTCATTTGTAGTCCAAGCCTTACTTGGATCTACAAGCGTTGTTGTTCCTTGAGATGCAGCAGCTGTTGGAGATGCTGAGCTTGAAGGTGCCGATATACTAAATGCGTTAACTGCATACGGCCCAATTAGTGTAAATGCTGCGTTAAAAGATGTATCTGTTGCACACCCAGCAAATGTTATAGAGTCACCAGACTTAAAGAAATGGTTAGAAGCGGTTACTACGTTAGCTGTTGGGCCAACTGCAGTAATACTAATTGTTGCAGATGTTCCTGTACCACCAGTAGTTGCAGAGGTTGATACTGTATAACCAGTAGTGCTTCCTGAGTTAATTAGAGAAACTGCCGTAATAGCACCAGTAGCAGATACGTTTGTAACAATCACCTGAGCACCAGCTCCGCCAGTAGATAAAGTTAAAATATCTCCAATAACATAGTTGGTTCCTGCTGCTACTGGAGTAGATGCAACAGCAGTAACTCCTGCTGCAATTCTTGTAATAGATGTAACACCTACAGGTGTCCAATTGCTAAGTTTTGCAGTTATATTAGCTGCAACTCCTTGGTCAAATATTTCTGCGTTTGCCCAGTTATCAGTAACAGCATCATATTGAAGAATACCTGCACCTTTGTAAACTGTTGTTGATGGAATAATTGCCCATAGTTTATCTATGTTTGGTGTTACTTCATACGTTGATGTTGAATCTGGTGTTGTATCCCACACAGGAGTTACATAGAAAGTAGTTGGGGTATGGCCAACAATACGGCGCTTTTGACCAATACCTGTACCGCCCGTGATAGTTAAAGTATGGTTTGCGTAACGGTCTGCTGTTAAAGAAATACCTGAATCCGCTAGGGTTCTAGTAGTTGCTGATACAGTACCTACTTTTGTAACATATGGGGTCGAAACTCGTCCAGTACGTTCTAGGGACACATCTGCTGATAAAGCATCTGCCATAAAACCTTGCGGAGTTGTTTTTTGCGTCCATAAATCATTAGCAATATCGTAGTAATAGAAGTTAAAAAATGGCGTTGATGCAGCAGATGTAATTAAATAAACTCCACCAGTTCTTGTAGTAAAAAATGAAGTGGAATCTGGAGTAGTTGTCCAGTTTGTATTAACACTAAATGTTTGAGAAGAAATAGTGTAATTAGCTTGGGAACCCGCAGTAGTTACTGGAAGTGCATAAGGAGCTGCTGTTACAAAGGCCTGTTGACCCCAAGGGTCATGTGGCAGAAGGTTGTTATCTGAAACATATAAAGTAGTTGCATCATTATATACAACTCTGCGGTATTGCGTTGCTCCTGTACCAAAAGTAATACCTACTGTATAACCAGCCCACTGGTTAAAACGCCACTTCTTTGTAGAATCAGAAATGTTTGTTGTAGCTGTTCCAGTAATAACACCTGATTCAAGTACGTTATCGCTAACCCAAGTAAGTGTTCGTTCCTGCCCCTGACCTGTGCCATATTCAATACTTATAGTTTCGCCAGATAAGTTTTGAAGGCGAAGGCCACCAATAGTTACTGTAGAGGAGGTTGCTGAAATAACACGTCCATGAAAACCACGGCGTTTTGTATGCTTAATGTCAACTACTGTAGAACCTGCAGCAGGAGAAAGAGCAAGCTGTTGCCAAGTATCCTTGTATGTATCATAACGATATAAAGTCTGAGTAGTATAGTAATAAATAAAACGATCAGTTCCATCTTCTATAGTAGATATTGCAGATAGAGCAGATGATGAGGCGGGAGCTTGGCTTAATAATTCCCAAAATGGTAGATCTAATGTATTAACTAATGTATTTGCCATTTAACTTATTTTTCCCCTTATTGATGAATTATATCCTTGACGACTAATATCGTGAATTTGAGCAAAAGCATTTACTGCTCCAATTTGTGTTTGGTTGGTTAAAGTTCCAAGTGTTGTTAATGTTCCTGCAGAAATATTAGAAACTGTACCAACTGTAGTAATTGTTCCAGCGGAAATTGATGATACTGTACCTACTGTAGTTACGTTAGCCAATGTTGGCAAAGTTGTTATAGTGTTAATATCAACGTTAAGTCTGTTAGTAGAGTTTGTAACTACTCCCAGTGGTTTTAATAGTTGAGCAATTCTTTGCAAAGGCTGCAAAATTTGTTGAAACGCAGAAAGACGTGTATTAGTTGTTTGTAATGTAGAATCTAAAGCTAGATCACCAAGAGCATTTTGTAATGGCATTTATCTATTCTCCCCGCTTATATTTTATACTTCATTATAACATTACTTTTAACATAGTTCAAGATTAAGTTCCATCATGTATCCATAAAGTATATGAACTTGCCCCAATTTTTTGCCACCATACATATGGGGTTCCACCTTGTATTCCTGTAGGTGCTGAAGTTTGTACATATGTGGCAACCCCAAGTTGTGTTCCTTGTGGACCTGCAATTCCTTGAATACCTCTAGTTCCCTGCAATCCAGTTTGAGCAGAAGCTGTAGTATCCATCCATAAAACACTTTGAGATGATGGAGGGGTAGCGCTAGTAATTATGCCTTGAGGTCCAAATAGACCTTGAATTCCTTGAATTCCTTGAGGACCTTGTATACCTTGTGCAGCAAATGAACCACTTAAACCTTGCGGACCTATATTACCTTGAATTCCTTGGGCTGTGCCAGACAAAACGGCTTTCCAAGAGTATCCTGTCCATAACCATGTTTTAGATCCAGATGTATATGTAGTTACATTTGAAACTAATCCAGTAGAGGGAAAATCAATTGGCATTTAAATCACTTCCGTTTCATATTTCATTTTAAAAATCTCCTGTTACAATACCATTTAAAGTTTTAGTAGTAAAATATTGAGCTAAATTTGTTGTTTCAGTAATTCCTGGCCCGTCCCAACTAAAAGTTAAGTTATCTCCGCCATTACCTTCTTCATGGACTATTCTTATAGCGTATTGTGTCCCACCTACTAAAGATATACTTCCGCTTCTTTTTATATTTCCTTGTCCTGCACCCAAACCATTATTTACTACAGCATTTGCCGTAGTTCTTCCAGAGGCATCACTAGCTGTAGAACCTATCCAAACACCGCTTCCATCGTCAGATGATGTATAAAAGTTATATGTTCCCGTAGTGGGTGGGGTAAAATAACCTATTGCAATAAACCCGTATAAATCTCCTAAACTACTATATGAAATAGATGACCAAACATTTAATCCATATCCATAAGAAGAACTAGGAAGACTAGCTGTTGACGTAACGTTACTACTATCATTTGCGGTTGTTAATGGTAGAGTACCAATATTTCCAGTTGATATTGTGGCTCTCCAATCACCATTAAAAAATTTACCAGCTAAACCTGGTGTAAATGATATTTGTGGAACCATAATACCTGAAAAAGCATTCATTATACCCATATTAACTCAACCCCGCCCCAGAAATAGTAAATACTCCAGTTGCAACACAAAGTATAGTTGCAACTCCATATCCAGCAAGCGTTCTATTTCCTGTATTTGCACTGCCTGCAAATCTTAAAGTAACGCTAGACCCTTGAGCAATAATTTGTGAAGAGGATGAATTATTAAAAATAACTATACTATCGCCAGCGCTAAATACGCTTATAGGAACAGTTACTCCTCCTGTTGTTATTGAAACAATTCTTGAATTGTCGCTTGCTTGCAATACATAAGATGTGGTTTGATTTACTACTGGAAAAGTTGTTACTCCTTGAGATCCCGTCAAACCCTGAGTTCCTGTTGTTCCCTGTAACCCTGTTGTGCCTTGTAAACCTGTTGTTCCTTGAGTTCCAGTTGTGCCTTGTAAGCCTGTTGTGCCTTGCAATCCTATTGTTCCTTGGGTTCCAGTTGTACCTTGAGTTCCTGTAGTACCTTGACTTCCATTAGTTCCATTAGTTCCATTAGTTCCTGAAGATCCTTGTAGTCCAGTAATTCCTTGAAAACCAATTAAACCTTGAGCTCCTGCATAACCAATTGAATCTAGCTCAACCCATTGTGAAGAATTTCCATCATTAATATATTGATATTTAACTCCATCTGTTGAATCCACCCAAATATCACCAATTGCTGGAGAAGAAGGTGCAGAAGAATCATAAACAAATCCTATTTTTAAACCTTGTATTCCTTGAGTTCCCTGCAAACCAAGTGGACCCTGAATTCCTGTATTTCCTTGAGTTCCTGTAGTACCTTGACTTCCACTACCTGCAGAACCTTGAATACCAGTACCAGTAATACCTTGAGTTCCTTGAGTTCCAACTCCTGTTATACCTTGAACACCTTGAGTTCCTTGGGTACCAGCGCCAGTTGTACCTTGAATTCCTGTTAATCCTTGAATACCAATAATTCCTTGAGATCCAGTTGTACCTTGAGGTCCAGTATTTCCTTGTATACCAGTATTACCTTGAATGCCTACAGTACCTTGAGACCCAATAGTTCCTTGAGTTCCTTGAAGACCTACCGTTCCTTGTGAGGCTACTGCTCCTTGTATTCCTTGTATACCTTGAGGTCCAGCTACGCCTTGTACTGTACCTACAGATTGCCAAGAAGAACCGTTCCAAAGCCAAGTACGACCTGAAAAGCTATAAGTAGTTACGTTAGTAACTAAACCAGTGGTGGGAAAACTAAGAGGCATTAGACACCAAACCTTCCTCTTTGAGCATTAAAATTTTGTAAAATTTCAGCAGCACTAAGTGATTTATTATAAATTTGAATTGGTCCAATACTACCAGTAAAATAACCATCACTATGAGCAGGCCAACCAGTTCCTTTATAAGCAGCAATTCTCCACCATCCAGTAGTTGGATATGCTGTTCCTATACTACTATAAGTATTTACTAAACCACCATTTACATAAAGGCTTAAATCTGTACCATTATAATGAGCAGAAGCATATCTCCATACATTATCTATTACTGAATAACCTGTTTGCACATATCTAACAGATGAGCCATCATATATTGCAATGTACAGAGTATTATCTGTTCCCACCCACATTTTTCTGCTTGAAAGATTTGTTGATCCTGTTCCAGTTTGTGTGTTTTCAAATTCAAATAAAATACGGCCAGCATTTGAAGTAGTCTTAAACCATAAACAAGTTGTATAAACATTTGGGTTTGTAAAGCTATTTGTAGTACTTATATACTGGTTTGTTCCATTAAATGAGAAGTTAGTAGTGTTAAAAGTAGGTGAATTTTGCAATGTTCCAGTATTAGAATTACCGCTTAAATCTGTGTATGTAGTTCCGCTTCCAGAATATGACTGTACTAATGATGGATCATAGTAAGTAATTAAACTTGAATCTCTAATTATGGATCCAACTCCATATCCTGTAGTAGCAGATGCAAGTACCATATTAACTCAACCCCGCCCCAGAAATAGTAAATACATTTGCGTTATTAGTAGCATCAACGCATATAACTGTAGCAATTCCATATTGAGATAAAGTTCTATTTCCTGTAGAAGCAGTGCCAGATAATCTAAGAGTTGTGTTGGTTCCTTGAGTAATAGTTTGGCTACTTGTTGAGTTGTTATAAATAACAATATTATTTCCTGTGCTAAATATATTTACTGGAACTGTTACACCGCCTGTTGTTATTGATATAAGTTTTCCATTATCACTTGCTGCAAGAGTGTAAGAGGATGTCTGTGAATTCAAAGGAACTGTAGCTGGCCCAAAAGTACCTTGTATTCCTTGAGTTCCCTGCAAACCAATTAAATTATCGTACGGCTCAAACCATCCAGTAGCATCATAAATATAAGTGCGACCATCATCTGTGTCTACCCAAGCATCTCCAACTACAGGTGAAGAGGGAGCATTTGCAGAAAGAGTATATCTTCCTGTAATTCCTTGAATGCCTTGTAATCCTTGTAGTCCCGTTGTTCCTTGAGTTCCCGTTGTACCTTGGCTTCCCTGCAAACCTTGTGTACCTGTTGTGCCAACAGTTCCTTGATTTCCAGTTAATCCTTGTGTACCAGCTGTTCCTTGAGTACCAGTGACGCCCTGAGATCCAGTAGTTCCCTGTATTCCTGCAGCAGTAGTAACTAAAATAACTGGGTGGTTATTTGCAAAATTAGTGGTACCTGTGCCACTTGATGTAACATATGTTACTGGAACTTGAACATAAGTATTATTGCCTGGATTAATAGCTCCACTAACTTTAAATTGTTGCACATTATCGGAGTTATTTGCATCTTGAATAAAAAGTTTATCATTAACTTGTAAAAGCGCTAAAAACATATCAATATCAATATTGTCTTGTGTTAAATAGTCTATGTATAAAGCTGTAGCACTTGTTTGAGTAACATTGTTATATCTTAAATTACCTGCACCAGGGTCAGTATTAGCTGTGGAGTTAGTATCAATTCTGTAATTAAAGTAGCTAGAAGAAACACCACTTGCACCTACCGTTCCTTGAATGCCTTGAATTCCAGTAAGACCTTGAATGCCTGCAGATCCACCAGTACCCTGTAAAGCAGTGGCTGCCACCCAAGAACGTATACCCTGCACAGACGAGGTTAATACTTGGTTTGTGGTTGAAGGTACACCTAAGTCTGGCTCTACTTCAGATAAACCAATATAATTATATCTATCTGCAGATACTCCAGTAGGTGGTGTTTTCTTTACTCTACCAGATAAATTTTTAGCCATTAAAAGTTTCCAAGATGCTTAGAGTAACATGAAGGGTGCTATTTGCTGCTGCTTGTCCATAAAGTGATTTACCATATTCTATTACAAGTTTTCCAACTGTTGCAGATGTTGCATCATTTCCTGGAACTGAATATCCTTTTAATAAAGATGTATAAGATGTGCCATCATAAAAAGACATATCAACAGAACTGGCGGTGGAAGTAATATTAGCTACTTGAGCCATAAGAATAACTCCAGTATAACCTGTTGGTGGAGTATATAAACTTACATTACTAGTTGTTAAAACTGCTGTTACCGTTTTAAACTGATTTAATATTGTTGCCATTTTTTATACCCCAATTCCAAAAAGACTCTTTATAGACTCATCAAATTCATTTATATTTTTCCCAACTGCCGAATGAACATTTGGATTATTATGAAATATTTTCATAGTTACTGCACGTAATGATTTTTCTACAATATTTGCAGTGTCTTTACCATCACGATTTTCCACTTTTTCTAATTCATCATCAATAGTTGCTTCTACCATTGTGCGAAGTGCTTTTACAATTGGAGATACCGTATCTGGCATTGTTGAAGGATCAAATTTCATTGTTATGCCTCCAACGCTAACATATATGGCGTCATTATTGCAAATAAACTTTTATTAAAAGCTGTACCACTAATTGTACCTGAAGATTGCTCAATTGTTAAGTCTGGCCCAATTTTAAAATTTCCTTTTTGATCGGTGCTAGTAAAAAATACTTGTCCTCCGCCAGACATTATTATTTCATTTGCTGGAACTGGTTGTCCGCCTAATTGAGGCAAAGCAGTTGCTGGATCTGTTCCACTTCCGCAATATTCAAATGTATGTCCTGAAGCGGTAATTCTACTATTTTGATAAAATTTAGCTGTGGTAGTTCCATTTACTAAATTTGTTGGAATATTAGTAGTTAAAGTAATTGTTACTTTTCCACTAACCAAAGTACTTACTGAATTTAAGGTATACCATGTTGTGCCATTATCAAATGTAACTACGTTATTTGCATAAGGTCTTGTGCTTAACCCGCTAATAACTATATTTTGATTTATTAAATCATTAGAAAAAACGGTTCCTGAATTTAATAGACTACTTACTCCTACCGCTTTTAATCCATAATTTCCAAAGGATGTATCTGATCCTATAAGAGAACAAAATCCTCCAGATTCGCAAAGAACTCCTACGTCTGTAAAAATTGTATATATTCCAACAAGCTGAGCATATCCTTGATTAACTATATGAATTCCTATTCCGCCATAATTAATCTGAGTATATTGACCAGCAACCATTGATTTATTTCCAGTTACTACGCTTCCATCAATATACATGCCTTTTCCAGTTGTTGTGATGGAAGAAGCATTATATACATAAGGACTTCTTGTAATTGTTCCCGCTGAACCATCTGGATTAAATGCTACTGCTGCAGCTCCTGATACATGTCCTTTAAAAGTAACCTCTGAAATATATACTCCATTATTTACATAAAAAATATGAGAACTTGTATTTGCTGGCCTAATAGTTACAGCTCTTAAGCTATCTCCAACTACTGAAACACCTGTTGGTATTGTAACTGGATTTGCTTCTGTATAATCTCCACTTTTAACAAATACGGTTGTACCATCTGTTGCAACAGATAAAGCAGCTTTAATTGTTAAAAAAGATTTATTAAGTGTAGTTCCATTATTACTATCATTTCCATTTTTAGAAACGTATAAAACATTTGTTGATGCAGTATCTGTAGAAACTGACCCATCAGCCATTAAATACTGACTTGAAGTTCCTCCAGCTTTAATAATTGAAGGAGCTTGAACTGGTACTTTAAATTCTCTAGTCATTATTCTCCTTTTTATATAAGGAGGGGATAAAAATCCCCTCCTTTTACTATACTATCGTTATCCTATGATTACTACTCTATATTGATTAGTAGTAGGTGCTACAGAAAATCCAAATGTTGCAGTTGTTGTATTAGTCAATGTAACATCACAATCAACCAATACGTTTGATCCTGCATCAAATACTTGAGCATGTACATATTGATTACCTAATCCATGTGTTACTGAAATTGAAGTTAATGATCCATTTCCAATTGTTGTTGTAAATCTTCTAGCAACAACTGTTGTATCAATTGCAACATCATCAGCATTTGCAAGAATACCTGTTCCTGCGCCAACATTTATTGTATTTCCAGTTTTTGTAAGACCTGCTCCTGCAGTTACTTGACCTAAACCAGTAAATTGTGTAAATACTAGAGCTGTAGTTCCTACTGTAACTGAACCATCATTTGTTAGTGTCCATCCAGAATCTGCGTTGGTAGTTCCTTCTTCCACAAATACTGCAAATGAAGCTGTAATTTCTGCAGCCACGTCTGCATCTGTTGAACGAGTAGGTGCTCCAGTTGCATTAACTACATAAATACCATTTTGTGATCCTGTAGACTGGTTCTTGATAAGAATTCTATTTCCAGTTGCAAGTGTAACACCGTCAATTACAGAACCATTAGCAAAATCTGTTGCCAAAGTTCCTGTTACTGTTGTTGCTGCACGAACTGATGCTTTCCAATCAATTCCAACAACTGCATTATCTACATAAGCTTTTGTTGCTGCATCTTGTGCGGATGTTGGATCAGCAAGACCTGTAATCTTAAATGCTCCTGCTGCAAGATCAGATCCTAGTGTAGCTGTTGTTAATGTTTTATTTGTAAGTGTTTGTGATCCAGTTAATGTGGCAACTGTTGAATCGATTGCTACTGTTACTGGAGTAGAACCATTATATGATGTTCCTGTTAAACCTGTTCCAATTGTTAAAGCGTCTAAATTGGTTCCTAGTGCTTTACCAGAAATTGTTGAATTTGTAAGAGATGCATTAGCAATATTGCTGAGTGTATTAGTTGAGCCAGAAATGGATTTATTTGTAAGCGTTGCTGCTTTATCATCTGGGCTAACTGTTCTAATTGTTGCACCATCACCAATTTTTAATTGATCATTTGTTCCATCCCAAGCAATTCTTCCTTCTGTTGCAGAAGTTGTAGAGCTAAGAGTAAGTGCTGGAGTATCAATTGTTGGAGATGTTAATGTCTTGTTTGTAAGTGTATCTGTAGTTGCCTTACCAACAAGTGTATCTGTTGCATCTGGCAAGGTTAATGTTTTAGCAGTTGTAAATGCTGTAGCAATTGTACCTGTAACCCCAGTTGTGCCTGCTACATCAAATTTAATTGCTTTTGTTGCATCTGCAACATCAACAATTGTTGTTGTGCTATCAGATAGCTTTTTGTTTGTTAAAGTTTGTGCTGTTGTTAAATCTGCTGTTACGGCAGTATCAATAGCAAATGTTAGTGTGTTAGCTGCGTCATTATAAGTTTTTGTTATACCATTTCCGCCAACAGTAAATCCACCAACAATGTCTTGTACTGTTTCTGTGTCTCCTGTTGCTTGAATCCAAGCTGATCCGTTATAAAAATAAAGAATATTATCAGTTGAATTGTAGTAAACCTGTCCAGTAACTGGACTTGATGGAGCAGTACTTAAATTTTGAATTCGGGCATTTTGAAGCTCATTCTTATTAAGATTGATATCCGTTACAAATAATCTTGCCATTTTTTATTTCTCCTTATGACAGGTAAGCTGTCCCACCGAATGGTTGAGCCATTGTCAGTGTTATTTTGTTAATACTATTATAATCTATTCCTGTTTCTAATATATCTCCAGCACTGTTCTTAACAGTTACATTTGGGTTATACCCCATATTATGCGGTATTTCAATAAACCAATATGATCCTTGATTTACGACCTGCCCAATTGAAAATGAGTATGTTAAAGTACTTGTGCTTAAAAGATAGTTAGTTGCTCCAACCCATGTTAAATCTGTTGGTTTTGGACCATAAAATCTTGTTGTTAACTTATCGTAATAAAAATCTCCTTCAAGCCCCAAATTTTCTGCAGGAACTCCATTACCATTTAATATTGTTTTACCTCTTGGGCCTTGAGGGCCAGGGGTGGAAACAACTACCTCATTATTTGGTACTGTTACAACAATTGTCTCTGTCATTAGATTGTTACCGATCTGCTAAGAGTTAAAAATCCTTCTAGCAATTTAATTTTATTTCCATTACTATCTGATACCATAATATCGTATGATGATTTTGGATAAAATAGTTTATTTGTTTGAGTAGGAGTCATTTTTATTGTAAGTTTACCAAGCAATGGGGTTATTGTAATTCCACCTGCTGGAGATGTTAGGCTAAATGCTAATTTGCTTCCGCCCTTTGTATCACGGACTTGCAACTTTGCTGATGAACCTGTTAAGTCAATAGGTAATCCATCATTGTCTTTATATTCAACAATAAATGAAAAAGTGGCATTTTGATCCACTTCGAAATTCTTTTGTCCTGCCATTTGCTAGTACTCCTAAATAGGAAAACTCCTATGCTTATTTTAGCACAGGAGCTATCCTAACTGTAACTATTAAATTACTTGTTTGTAAACCCAAACTCTTTGTTTGTTGGGCTTAGAGCCTTAAGAATAACTGGTGCTACTGCTGCGAATCCACCCATTAGAAGGTCTCTTGGACTTGTATTTCCAGTCATGTACAAAGCAATTGCTGCTGAAAGAAATGCACGAGCATATGTTCCAAGCGCTGCTAAGATTTGTTCTGTCATTGTTACTTTTCCGTCCTTATTTAAATCGGCTTTATTAATTTTAGCCATTTTGTCATCTCCTCGTGGGCGGGATGCCCATGAATTTTCGGTGTTATCCGAATACTATAATTCTACCATTAAGCAGAAATATCTACAAGCTCGCAATTTCCATCTGAGCTACAGGCAAGCGTAGCATTTGTAGAAGTTCCATCTTCTGTCTCATAAAATGATAAATCTTCCCAGCGAATATTTTTTGGCATCTTGGAAAACAACTCATTATATTCTTCTTTTGTTACTTCTTGATACGGAGCCTGCTTATATGAGTGATCTGAATGAGGAAGAAATGAAATACCAGAAACCTCATCAAAATGCTTATATACCCAAGCTCCTACTTCCATCCATTCATCTTCTTTTACAGAAACTGTAATTGAGGGTTTGTGTTCACACCATGCACGTTGATAAACCAACCAAATATTTAGGTGTTCTATAGCAGTTAAATCATTTCTAACAATTGCACCTTCTGGTGCCTTTACTGGAAATGAAAATACATACGTATCATTTGGCTTCATGACATCATCTTCTACGGGAATACCAACTTCTTTAAGAAAAGTAGAAATTGGATCTCCTTTTGAACCACGAACTGTACGAATGTAATATGGAGAATGCCAAGCATGCATTCCTGAAGATACCCCGACCAATTGGGACACTGTTCCTGATGGCTTTACACATGTAATAGCAGCAGACTCTGGAATCCCAATTTTCCCAGCCTCATCTTTATTTTTTGCTCTTGCTGACTCTCTAAGAGTCATTAAGAATGCTTCTAGTGAAACAAGATCTTCTTTACCTGACATAAACTTATGTCCAAATTGTCCAGTTAAAGAAACTCCTAATAGGCGCTCTTCTTCTGTATTGTCTTTCCAAATTTTACGAAGATACTTAAAGTCTGTAAGTGTAGACTGCCATGTACCAAGAATGGTTGCTAATTCTACCTTGCGTTCAATATCTTTCTTTGTATCATTTTCACGTAATACGACTTCTGAAAGGTTACAAAACTGATAAGGACGTAAAATAATTTCTGAACATGGGTTAGTTCCGTAGTGTATATCTGGATCTCTTCTTCCATACTTGGCTGCTTGGGCTTGAGCTGCGGCCACATTGTATATACCTCGTTCTCCCGATTTTGAATCATACAAAGATTTCCATTCTGCAATAAATTGCTCCATGTCTGGCTTACGTGAATACGCAACAGAATTATTTGACAAAGCACGTTGAGTGTTGTTCTCCCACCAGTTACCTGACTTTGCTGCAGCCATTTCAATGTCATTAATATTTGAAAGAGAAATCATTGCTGAACGACGAACTCCTCCTACAACTACAACTTCACCAATTTTGCACATAATATCATGGGCTTCAATTGGTTTTAATTGACGTCCTGCTGCATTCTTAAATTTTGCAATAGTAAAATCAAAAAGATTTACAAGTGGTTGTGGCCCAGAAGATCTTCCACCCATTGTCTTAAGTCTTGCTCCAGCTGGACGCACCTTAGAAACATCAACTGCTGGAATCTGCCCAGTCCAAAGCAATGCAAGAAGTTCACGGTAAGCTTTAGCCCAACCTTGTTTAGAATCTTCTACGCTTATTACAGTTGTAGATTTTTCAAATGTTTCTGGGACGGCAGGAAGTTTATTAACGTACTTGTATTCAACAGAAAATCCTACACCTGTACCACACATAAGAATATACATAGTTTCATCAAATGAACGAGGTGAATCAACTGGTACAAATGAACAATTGTATCCAGCCACATTATCTCTGTCTAATGCAGGTCCTGAAGTCATAACAGAACGCATAGACGGCATGACATTTCTTTCAAAGACACCATTTTTTAATTCCGCAACAAGCTTTTCATCTGGAATATAATTATGATTTGTCTTTAAGTGATTTAACATAAAAGAAAAATATCTATCTACTGTCTCACCCCACGTTTCACGACGGTTCTCTTCTGGAATCCATCTAGCATAACGTGATAACGCAATAAAATTTTCGTATGGGTTTGCAATAGTCTTAGACATTTATAATACCTGTTTCTCCGCCTGGCGGTTAATTTAAATTTAGTGTGAAGATCCTATTCTACCAAACAACTATTAAAAGGGGAAGGGCTAAGAAAATTTTTCAGATAATCTTTCAAAAGCTTTCTTAGTCAACTGATCCCAATTGTAATCTTCATGTATTTTATTTGATTGTGCAAAATAATAACCAGAATAAGCATTGTAATTACCTGCTACATCTAACATTAATTCTTCTAAATGCTTTGCATCTGGTTTAAACATTTTACCAATGTGTCCATCAGATATAAATTTTGGCATAACCTCATCTGTAAGTTTAGACTTTAATTTAAGAGGGCCCATGTATTTTATATAATGAGACCAGTCATATGTTGATATAGTAGGCATTCCTGTTGCTAATCCTTGTAATGGTATAAATCCAAATCCTTCTCCCCATGTTGGATAAACTAAAACATGATGATCGTGATATAACTTAACAAGTTCTGTTTCACTAAGTTCATCCTCAATTAAATCTATATTCCTATATAATTCGTGGGGAAGCCCAATAATACTATCTTCATGATCATAAACTCTAGTTGTATTAAACTTATGAGCTTTAATTGTTAAATGATAATCTGAATTGTTTCCGAATAATTTAATAAAGGTATCTACTACTAGTTGTCCGTCTTTTCTTGGAGAAGGTTCTCCAACATGCAAAAACTTTATTGGTTCCCCATCTTGAATAAATCTTTTTTTTGGCGTCCAAACACTTTCTATTCCATGTGGATAAACATATATTGGTTTAACTATTCCATTTTCTTTAAATACTTTAGCACACCAGTCAGATGTAGTCCAAACTTCATCACATGCATTAAATCTTTCTACCCAATCTGATCTCATCTCTGTTGATTCCCAGGGAGTGTACGCAATTTGATATTGATTTCTGTGTAGCTTAAAATGTTGTGGCTGAGTAAAGTTTAATTGAATAGTAGCTTTAGGATCGGCAAAAAATATTTTGTAGTTTAAATTATTTAAAGATTTAACAATATTTTTACCAGCATAACCATAACCAACTGCGGGATTAAGCCCTGACTGAATAGTATAATAAGATATATTCATGTTTTCTTTCTAGTTGACTGGCTTGACAGGCCTATCCTATCAATGTTATGATTATAGTTCGTTATCTCTAGAGGAGGAAATGCCAATGGAGAAAATAAAACAACAGGTGAGTGATCTGGCTCATAACATAGTTACAATAGTAATGATAACATTATTTTTGTTTCCTGTACAGCCAGCAAACGCCTTAATAGTAAAACCTTTAGTGAAAACTGAAGCCCAAATAAAGCAAGAAGTCTTAGATAGTTTTAGTAAAGAGATTTACAAGCCATCTGAGATGCTTACAGACAAAGAGTTAGTTTTACTACTCAAGACTGTAGGATTCAAAGGATCAAGTCTTAAGAAAGCTTGGTCAATAGCAAAGCGTGAATCTAACGGAAGACCGCTTGCATATAATGGGAACAAGAAAACTGGTGATAGTTCTTATGGACTATTCCAAATAAACATGATCGGAGATCTCGGTCCTACAAGACTAGAGAAATTTGACCTAAAGAGTAACAGAGAGTTATTCGACCCAGTAACAAACGCAGAGATAACGTACTACATGACTGATGGCGGCTCAGATTGGTCAAGCTGGAAGGGTATGACCCCAAAGGCTAAGGAATGGCTTATGCAATTCCCAACTGATGCAAAGAAGTAGGATAGATGCAGATACAATACGTATCTAAGTACATAGCCTTATCGGAAGAGGGCCTTGTTCCAAGACTTGAATGTCCAATGGATCAGGGTCCTCTTTTGCCCAACCAGGACTTGGAAGATCAGGTATTCTTATACTGCCTATCTTGCCAATATAAGAAAGTGCTTGGGACAAAAGATTACGATGATATTATGAAAGCGGTAGAAAATGTTAAATGAATGCAAAAATGGGCAATGCGCTTGTGAAGAAGAAAACAATTTCTTTCATGTTAAAGTGATTCCGCAAAATAGTGCGAATTTCAGTGCGGCAGAAGAAGAGACCTTTTCCTCATATGAGTTTGAATCAAATGCTATTATACATAAAGACGCAATTGGGCGGGAAATATTTTGGCAAGATTTAGGGAGGCCATAATGGAAGATAAAGAATCTCAATCTATAGAAGATAACTTGCCTATGGTAAATTATATAATGCTTCACCGTATTTATGACATGTTAACAATTATGGCAAATAAAGCAGATCCTGAAAAAACAGCTAAAATGATTGAATATCATGAACAAGGATTTCTTCTTGGTCCTGCCCCATCATTTTCTCCATCTGAAGAACAAGTCGACTAGAATGCTTGACTTATAAAATATTCTGTTTTACAATTAAGATGTGTAGGTAGAGTTACCACCATAACTCCCTATATAATGTGTAGCAATACACTAGAAAAGCCCAATCGGATCCGCCTCTGATTGGGATTTTTTCTTTTATATAGATAGCATATCGACAATACGGACATATAGTGCAATTAGTGCAAAAAAAGTGCGCCGTTGAAAGAACACACATCTGCCCATATGCAACATTTTCTAGAATATACCTTATAAGCCCTCTACGAGGGTTTTAAAGCCCTAACGGGTCATATTTGGTGGTTCCCACTACAAGACCCAAGAAAGGGCGGGAGATAAAAATCTATCCCCTTTACCCAATATACCTAGTATAACCAATAGAGACCAATAGAGATTATAGATCTTCTTTATCTATATTTTCATCTAGGTCGAAATCAAAGATTTCTATTTGTCCCGCCCAATTTAAAAATTTATTTAAAGCTACACCTGACAGGATTGCTGTCGCAATTAGCATAATTAAAGCAGATAACTTCTTCACTTAGCATTTTCCATTATTTGAGCATATTCCATGCCATGTGCCATGCAGTAACCAATAGATGGATCATCTTTTCTGGTTACTAATATTGGCAAGCTGCATGTTGGTGAGTAACATTTATTCATAATATTATTATACCATAATCCTAGTCAACTGCAATTCTATCAGCATGATCATCACAATAATAGATCTTACTTCCATGTAATGTTACTTTAGATGTATATGATAATTTATCACAGTAGCTACAAAATTTCATCTTAGCCTGCTTTCCGCATTTTTCTCATATGAGTTCTAGCCCTATGGCAATTAGAACATACTACTTCACATTTGGCTATTTCTTCATCCAGCCGTTTTTTTGATAACGTATTGATTAGTTCCGCCACATTTGCTTGCTTAGTTCCACGAACATGATCAAAATCCATCATGTAGTAGGGATAAGATATTTTACAATCCATACAAGGATTTTTTTCTTTTACTTCTTTTAAATAACGTGCCAGAGTTTCTTTTTGTTTCTTGATCGACATCTTCTCTGGAGACATAAGACAATTATATAACACTGTTATTATCAGTCAACTAAGATTTAAGATTTTACATAATGTTAATAAAATATTTTTTTATAAGTATATCTTTTATATTTGTTTTTATTTTTTTAATGATAACTTCCAGAATTAGAGCATACAACCCCTATACCCCTTTTTGTTTTTTAACAAAAAAAGAACCCCGAAATGATCAGAGTATAAATCCGCCATTCATCGGTTGAACCATAAGGCCATAGCTTTTATCTGAAAGATATTGTAGAATACAACTTCCGTCATCATCGCACTTGGAGTTTAACCCCTTGATATTATCTCCGAAAACTTTCCAAGGTGTTTAGTATAGCATTTGGGATTTTCGCAAGTCAAGACTTTGTAAGATATTTTATAGCATTTTTCATAATGTCCAAATTGTCCTTAAATTGACCCAAGCCTCTATTGCAATTTCCACATAGTAGGCCACGAGTACATTTACCACAAGAATATCTACCAAGACAGCAAGAATGATCATGATCTATTACTGGAGTAGAGGTAAATTCATTTTTACAAATAGCACATTTGCTATCTTGTGCCAGAAGCATTGAGTTAAATTCTTCAGATGTTATCTTATGGTTTCTTATTCTTTTTTGCTTTTGTCCCGCCAAAAAATAACCTTCTTTATTTTTCTGTCTCCTAGCTTTTTGCTTTGCAATATCACAAGGTTTACAGTAGGCAGCATAACCATCTGGATGAGCTTTATTAGTATAAAAATTACTTCTTTCGTACCACCTATCGCATCTAGGGCAATACTTTTTTTTTGCAGTATTTTTTGTCATATAGATAGTGTATCATAAATATAGTATTTGCACTATCTATTTCAAATTTTACAAAATGTTCAAATTCCATTTTGATGTATGATACACACATAAATCAATGTCCGTTTTGTCCGATACTGCGCCCATAATAGGCTTAAATGTGGTGTATCTCACAAAGTATTTTGGCAGAATGTCTCTAATGTCCGTTTTGCGACTTGATAAATGTCAGACCCCCCCTGTATAGTTAATACTATAAGAAAGTTAATCAAGGTGATTAACAAGAAAGGAGTCAAAATGACTCAACTTAATGAAACTCTATTTAGCACTATCGTGCATGAATACCATAATGGTGGCGTAAAGTCATCTTATGGATTAGATACTTACACTAGAAAAGAATTGCTAAAATTCTTATTCTCTAGTAAGGCTTGCTATTGCATAGAGTGCGTGTGTGAGGTAACTCACACCGCATAGGCTACACGCTACGGCGTGTCGTCTTGATAATGTCAGCCCACTAGGCTACAATTCCAACTATAACAACTAACGAAAGAAGAAAATAAATGATGACTAAATGGGATACTATTCAAGCAGATGTAAGCGACGCTTATGTTTATCTTGATGAAGAAGAAGCCTATAACAAGGCACTAGCAGAGGGCTTAGAGTTTGGCTCTGATGAATATGATGAAGATGAATTAAGTAAATCACTAACACTAGATTGGGATAACTAATAAATGACTATCACTTATACACTATGGCAGGGCTCAACACTATTAGCCGTTAATCAAAAGGCTAACAAGCCTGAAGAAATCTTAGCCGTAATAGAAGAGTTAAATAAATTAGGTAAAGGCTTTACCTATAATATTAGAGAGGTAGATACTAAGTGAATAGACTACTAACTAGCCTAGTCCAATTGGCTATCGCTATTCCCGCCCTATATTGCGCCCGCCTTATGTGGCGTGAGATCGTGGCAGACTTTAGAGAGTGGGATAAATCACACTAGGCTAACGGCGTGTCGACTTGACAAAGTCGGCAGCTGCCCCCATCTTTTGCGGGCAGTTATCCACAGGGTGATTAAGGACATGTGGATAAGTCCCCTGGAAATGTGAGATTAAACACAAAAAAAGATTTGCGACACGCCGATGAAAGTCCCAAAAATGTCAGTCCCCCCTGCTATACTAGCGACATAACTTCAACACAGAAAGAAGGTCAGAAATGAACCTAGATGAATTCAAGGCTCACGTTATCGCACAACGTGAAGCAAGCAAGGCAGAAGCCTTGTCAGTCCTATCCGCTACAATTAAGAAAAATGAGGGGGCTAAGTAATGGGATACATTGAAATTTTTCGCCTTGATGAACAAGGTGCTGGTTGGGTTGATTTATCAGAAGCAACACCAGACGAATTACTAAACATTGAAATTGGTTTATTTCAGGAAGGTGCGATTTAATGAAAACTAACTATGAAATTATTCAAGAGATTAACACTCTTGCTAAAAACTACTATAACGACAATGCGCTATCTCTTGCTTTCGCATGGGGTTGCGCTCAATCGCTATTAAGCACAGAACAATTAGAAATTATTCTAAGAGTAATTAAAGAACAGGAAAACGCATAATGGAAAAAACACAATTTGAAAAAGATTTGGAAATCAAAGAAAGTTTTATTGATTTGCTAAATGACATTTACCCTACTGTAAAAATTGGTTATTCTACTTTTACTCCCGCCGAAATTCTAGAGTGTTGCGACCCTGTTGCTTTTGCGATTGGATTAGTTGAACATGAAGATTACCTAGCAGAAATGGAAAACGAATAATGGAAAAAGATTTTTTTGGATTTGAAAAAGCAATTCAGCTAGATCATCTTAACGATGAGCAAATTGAAACATTGGAAAACATTTTTAAAGATTTTCAATAAATAACGGCGTGTCGACTTGACAAAAGTTGATGCGCCCACAAAGCTGGCGGCGTCGGGCGTGTCGTACGGGTGTGATTAAAAACACCCTGAAAATTTGTGAGATTTATCACACGGCTTGAGCGTCTCAGTATTTGGAATTACTGGCTAGTAATGTGAAAATGTCAGTGGCTTAGGCTATAATTGCGAGTATCAACAAACGAAAGGTGACAACTCATGTCAGCAAAACCATACACAATAGCAAGCCTCTTAGAGGGAAAATACTATCGCTCACACTCTCGCCATGATGAGGGAATTATCAACTACGCAGAAAAGCGTGACGGAATTTGGTACGGAGAAAACTTTGAGGCTTATGTCGTCCGTGTATCTCCAACCCGTGGCATAAAAGATTTTTGGGCTACTGTTGCCGTTAAGGTGTCTGACTAATTTGTCAGACCCTTGCGGTACAATAACTAAACAAACAAACGAAAGGGAAAACCTAAAATGAGCAAAATAAAAGAATACATAGAAATTATCGCAGCGAATTGTGATGAATGCGGTGGCGCAGGATTTTTATTCTTTGGAGATGAAAATAATTATGATTGCGAACCTTGCGATTGTATCTCTGATGT